GTGCAGCGGTAACAGCCATTACCTTTGCTTTATATTGAGGGTTACGGCGGGTATCCGCTTCCACCGCGTTACAGGCATGAAGTACTGTTCCATGGTTGTCACGGTTATGACTTGCCGCGATTGCTTTCAGATTACCGTAACCGTTCCAGTAGCAGATTGCCATTGAAGCCTGACGGGCTTGAGCAATTGCACCTGTACGGCGGGGACCGATAATGTCAGCAGCAGTGATGTTCCATTGTTCAGCTACAGCTGAAATAACTTGTTGGATTGCGGTGTGATTTGTATGTACCATATATTAATTAATTTGTTAGAATAAAAATAATACCTCAATGTTAACTCATTATTAAGGGAATGTTAACCTTATGTTAAATGTTATCCCTCGCTAATACATTCCGTACCCGGACCAATGATTACCGGATTACCGCGTTGGTCAAAGAGGTTTCCACCTGCAATGAGCAGATCGGAAATGTACTCATCGGAGGTAAGCTCGTTGTAGAAGCTTTCCAAATCTCGGCAAATACTGTCCGCGGTTTTCTTGGCCCACCGTGTAACCGCGTCCTCAAAATCCGCGACCTCGGCAGAGCTCATCAGGTCTCCCACATACTGGGCATAGGCAGTAATGGTATTGGAATGATCATAGTGGTAGCAGAAACTTGCAGTGCCTTTTTGGATGTCCACTGTTAAGGCTCCACTTATGGCTTCCGTTTCCCATACCGGGTCCACACGGTAACCGCCGTCTTTCATGGCAGCAAGTAATACTGGCAGATTTATGTTGTCTGACATAAAGCAGGCCCCGTCGCCTTGCGAGAAGAAACCACTAAAACGAATTGTTGGGTCCGCAACACCTACCTGTGCAAGCTGATCCGTATGATCCTCGTATACTGGCAAGTACCAGTTATCATGTTCCACTTCGGAATATCGTGAGTTTTCAATTGCTCGTGCTTGTGCCTCGTCGGTGAGTTCTTCAAATTCGTAGGCAGTGATTTTCAATAAGTATTCTTTCATTGTGCTATGTGTTTTGCGGTTTGTGTAACCGGTGCTTCTATTAAATTGCTTCCTAAATTGTAAACTGGGCCTTCGTAGGTTTTTCCATTGACCTGTCGTTGGCCTCCCCAAGAGCGGAAGAAGTACGGGTCAGTTTCTACCCAGCGGTTGCGAATGAGAACTGTAAGAGTGGCAGCAGGATTGAATGTGTATTCCAGGCCATTGGTATCGGCAAATTGTGCTTTCATATTAGGCAGGGATTTGGTTTTCGTGAATGTTTTCTGCGGCTTTGGAGAAGTAGTAGATATTCATACTGCGGATCCAAGGAGCACCATTAAATTCGTCCTCAAAATCGATGTCAGTCTGTTCTGAATGGTAGACGTACCCAGCGGCATTCAGTTCCTTTAATTCTTTAAGTGTTAACTCCTCGCCATCTTCCAAGATGTATTCGTAAAGGTTAACATTGAGATCATCTTGGTAAAGATTTTCCGGGATTGCTTTGTTTGTGTTTTCCATATATGATTAATTTTGATAGAATAAAAATAATACATTTTTCCCAAAGAAAAAAATGTTTTGGCCAAAAGTTATTAACAATTTAAACTATTTGGCAGGTAGAGGAGAGTTGGATTTTTCTTCTGAATGTCCGGTACCTGACCAAACTCACAGATTCTTCTGTCAAATTCCCGTACATCAAAACGCTTGGTAATAAAATGATAGCCGTTCTTGGTAGGAATGACTGCCTCAATTTTTGGGCCGTCGGGTCGAATGCCATCAATGATGTGCGCGGCCCTGTGAACGTCTACTTCGTCTTTCGTATCAATATCAACAATCCATCTCTTCTCCTGAGTTTTGATTTGTCCAACCACAGAGTCAAACAATCCTTTTTGATTGGTTTGGCCGTTACGAATGCGTTCGGCCAAGGCCACCATCATATTTAAGGAAACATCATGGTGATTTTGCTTTTGAACATGAATGTAGGCTCGAGCCTTAAACATTTCGCACAGCTGTTTGATTTCATCGTACCGACTTTCCAGGTGTTCAATACTCTCAATACAATAAGTCTTAATGGTACGAACTGACTGATGATTATCACGGTCCTCCGCGGGCTGGTCTTTCTTACGCTTAAAAACATAGAGCATATAGAAATCGCCAGGCTCAGAATAATTGAGAAGCGGCTTAATGCGTTCAAGATTATTGATCATACTTTTGGTTTTTATGCTTGGACTTACGGTTGTACTTCTTCTTATTGCGGTAGACATTAGGGCGGGTTGCCATTTGGATCTCTTGCAATGTTAATTCTACAGTTTTCATATTGCAGCCTTAATCATTGTAAGTGAAGCACGGATTTTCTTGGAAACCGACGTGCCAAAAACTGGATGCTGGTATTCCGAACCATTTTCTATGAGCAGCGCCATTTTGGCAGAAATCTTTTCGATGGTGTATGTTTTGCCAGCGCAACGAGGATCATCCACAGTTACCTGGGCGCCTTTTCCAAGAGTGCGTTTAATGGTTTGACGGGCTTTAGCAATTCGGCTATTAATTTCGTCTACCAACATATTGTTGAGTGAGCGCAAATCGCTGTCTGATAATGTATCCATGGATTTGCCAAGAGCGGTTGTAATTTCTGAGTAATTCATAACTTAAGATTTTGATGCAACGTAATTCTCTGTTCTAAACTCGTATTCGGTTTTCCATTCAGGATGTAAGTACCAGTAACTTTCATTAAGGTAGATGATTTGATAACCAGCATAGTTTCCAACGATTGTAATAATGCCTTTTTGAACCAAGGAAGAGAGTACTCCGCGGATTGAACGGGTAGAGATTCCAGTATCTCTTGAGAGATCATGTGCATCTACGTCAGAAAAACCGGGTTCAGCATAGAGGCTACTGATGAAGGTTTCCAAAACTTTGTTTTCTTTGTCAGTTAATTGAAGATTGTGTTTTTCCATTTTTTATTAATTTTGATAGAATAAAAATAATACCTCAATGTTAACTAGGTATTAACTGAATGTTAATCTTATATTAAATGATTATGCCGTGGCAGGCACAGACCATAACCAGGATTCCTCATTTGCAATTCGAGAGATTTCTTTCCACATTTTCTTGGTATGATGCTGATAACCTTTGAAGAGATGCACCCATTCATGTAGGATAACCCAAAGGGCGGCCTCCTCCTTGTTCTTTACGTGTGCATGGATAAACGGACGCTCGGAACGGTAGCCTACGCGATCCCAAGATTTGTCAGTTACCCGATCAAAAAACTTCTTACCGAAATTGATTTGACCAGTTTTGTAGTTGCAAAAAGCACGGCGGCCTTCCCACGTGAGTTTGATCTTATCAGTGGAACCAATAAAGGTGTTTGTCGGGAACCGCTCGGCGTGCTTACGGTTAAGGTAGGAAACCAAGGTTTCCGCGGAATCCTTAAACTTTTCCCAGTTTAGCGATTCCCCAGTGGAACTGCCTTTGTAGTCCATTATCATATCCCGAACATCATCGGAAGTCTGGCTGTCTACAAGATTCCACCATTCCGAACCGATAAAGACTCCGTCGGGAGTGATGCGGAAAGAATAACTTTCCATGTTTCCACCAAAACGGTTCTTACTCATGGAAAAGAGACGCTCACGGATTTCCTTGTCAAACCATACCGTCATATGTGAGTCCACCTCGTGTTTGAGGAACGATGGACCTGCATAGTTTCCACCTTTATCGTTGTGGCCAATCAGCATAACTGGCGTAAAGGAGGTCTTGGCCCATTTGGTAAACCGCTCCACCAAAACCACTTGTCCGCGGGTTGGACCATCTGGCATTTTAGAAGCCATTTTCTGTAGTGAGTCCACAATAACCATTGATGGATCCAGACTATCCAGGGCTTGGAACAAGGTATCAATACCGCCAGGCTGTGTATGAAACTCGTGAGTACTTACAAGCAGCGAATTGAAACCTGCAATTTTCTTGGCCTGCAGTTTTAATTGGAAGTCGGACATTTCATAGGAAAGGAAAACTACCGGGCGGGAATCGCGTTCCGCAATTCGGGAACCTACCACCGCGCAAAGAGTTGTTTTTCCAGATCCAGGATTCCCCGTTACCAGTACAACTTGCGATGGGACCATACCACCTATTTCCGAAAGGACATTGTCCAGTTCCGGAGAATCGGTTTTGATGGTGTTAAAGAGTTTTTCTGGTACCTCAATGTCTGATACCTTTTTGAATGTTTGTTTTGCAACAGTTAGTTCCATATATGATTAATTTTGTTAGGATAAAAATAATACCAAAAACCCAAAGAAAAAAATGTTTTGGCCAAAAGTTATTAACAATTTTCCCTTTCAACCAACTCACCGTTAATGTACACCAGGTTGACTTCTCCCCAGGTAAATCTTCCACTCAATTTCCAAAGAATATCCCATGCCTCCGTTTCATTGGTAGCGATAATTGTGAAATCATCAAAATCAAAATCGTTGTAACCAGGTACCCAGCGGGTTCCAAGGAATGTGTAAGTATTTGTTGTGTTATTCATATTCAGTATAAATTTGATAGGATAAAAATAATACAAAAAACCCAGAGAAAAAAATCTCTGGGCCTAAAGTTATTAACAAAATTAATGGCTGTCGCCAACATCATGCTTTTCTCCATAGATCAAATAATCCGGATTAATTACCTTAGCAACTTTTTGTCGATTGCCATCTATAGATTTGATAACAATACCTTCATGCGGAATTTGGGTTCCTTCAATAAAGTTATTGAAAGTGTATTTGTCTTGTATTTCCTGCGACCAAAGACCAATATACAATTCAGGAACATAATCAAGTCCCATGATATTATGAATTGCAAAACTTCTGGCGCCTTCACAATATTGACCATTGATTGTAACATCAAATCCTGCGTATTTTAATTCAGTCAATCCATAGTCATAATTTTTCTGGATTCCAGGACCATAGATTTCTCCGTAAATTACAATTCCTTCTTGAATATCATATAGGTCCTTTGACAAATCAAATAAATTCCAAAGCTTTTCTCGAATGTTATGTTTTTCTGCAATTGTCTTCCAAACATCCGTGTCATAAAAACCTTGTGAATCCGATCCTTTTTCTACGTTATGAGAGCCGTATACAAATTCATATTCGATATGTTTTCCGATTCTCAAGAATTTCTTTATTCGATCTAAAATGGAAAGCCTGGTCTTCTTTACAATACCGTAACGAGCATTTGTACCATGCAACTTACGAGTAATTTCTACAGCATCGTTTTCATTAAACATTCCAGCCACATTTTTTAAGTTTGGAAACTTGTAATAGACATGGAAGTTAGGATTTTGGTGGTATCTGATCTTACGCCCTGACGCCAATTGTACTTGTACTACCGGTGGTTCGTATTTGAAGATACTCAACGAATCCATCAGATCCTTACCTTCTGGGTTGTAGCCAACCGGTAAAAATTGGTTAGGAATTACTAAACACTCGGAATATACCCCTCTCAGCTTCACAGTACGTACACGTTGTCCTTTGCGTAAGTAATTAGTCACGTTCATTGCATCTGAAAGCCCTTGGGGTATAACAGCATCTGTTGTAGCAATGGCTACCAAGTCATTTACTTTGTATTCCCCTTTCTTGAAAATACAATTCCATCCTCCGATTACGCCTTGTTCGATGTTATCAGCACCTGGGATTGGTTTGATTTCGTTTATGCGTGCTACATAGCACACTGAGTTATTATTTTCCATCTCTATAGTCTTCGTATTTTAATCCCCATTGTAAATTCGCCCACAACATTTCTCGTTCTGCTGCTTGTTTAGACATTCTCAAACTCTTGCGTAGGTATTCTACACCCCAACCTTTCCACTCCTCAGCCTGAGCCATAGTCATAGTCCAGTTGGTGTACCAGTTGTCTGTTCTTCCTATGATATCTTCATAGGTAACATCATGACCAGCAATCTCAAACATCTTGTTGATTAGGTCCTTGATTGCTTGATCAATCTTCTCTTGCCTACTCAACCTCTTCGCCATCGCTTTCTAATGTTAGTGAGTACTTTTCTTGCGCTCCTGGAATAGCTACGAAGTTTGGTGTTACCTTGTACACTGAGTTAAGTGTGTGCAATAAGTCATAACCTTCACACTCTTCCTGCTTACGAACTTCAGATGTATGGAACCATCTATCTCCGTAGTCCACAAATAAGCAACAATGTTGGTTGGATAGTGTTAAGTTAATCAAACAACCGTCAATCTTAAATCCAGGATTGTACCCGTTTAGATGATCACCATCAAACTTAGTATCCTCTACCTTCTCAACTTTGATAGACGTATGTTTGTACTTGTCAAAGTTAATGTTGTTAATGTTTTTCATTTATAGTTGTATTTGAAATCTGTTTCTCATTACCTCAACGTGCTCGTCAGGACATCCGTGAATGTTCTTACCACCGTGTCTATTTTCTACAATAAGAGAAAAAACGGTATATCCGTATTTTTCCGCCAATTCGTAGTAAGCGTCCATTTCCCATTCCTGCGTAAACGTATTTGATACAGCCACAGGAACTCCAAAGCTCATTGTATGAGCAACATTGTTTTGGCACCATTGGTGAGCATCTCGGATTTTGGCAGGATTGAAATTGTATTCGCCATTTTCATTGACAAAATACATATCCGCTTCAAATTGTTTTACGCCTAGCGCTTTTGCTAATGTAGATTTACCAGCGCCTGGTAAGCCACGAAGTAAGAACAGTGTTTTTTCCATATCAGTATTAATTTGATAGTATAAAAATAAAACAAAAAACCCAAAGAAAAAAATCTTTGGGTAATTAGTTGTTAACAAAATTTACGCCTATTCCGCAGGCTGAGAATTTGCGGCATGTTTATCCAGCGCTTCTAACACTTCCTCTTGCCCGATTGCAGACGCGTACGCATTTTGCGATGCTATATTCCAAATAAGAATTTCGTCTTCTGGGAATTCACGGTTTTCTTTCCAGTCAAATACTGCAAAGAAGTCGCCTTCTTCAGTTTGCATATCCCAACCAAATTGAACTTCCTCTTCAACTTTTCCGCGATGTGAAGGTTCGCCGCAAACAGCAATCAATTGGTTTACGGATGCTAAAACTCGATGGTTTGTAAAAACAAGGTCTTTTGCCTCGGGTCTAGTTTCTGCTTTTTTCATATTGTTTCCTTTATTTTGATTTCTAATGTATATGCCGCGTCTGGCGCGTCCATAATGCTTTTAACATTAAGAGGGCTACGCGGATTTTCTTTGTAAGCCCAGTCTTCCATTCCAAGCTCTTCAAATCTTTTTGCAATTCTTTCATTGTAATGGTTTGCAATAGTTTTTACTCTTCTTTGAATGTCTTTTCGAGTTGCACCACCATTTGCATTTTGTGTATTACCGGTATGGTAATACTGTATGTAGCAACATTTTGGAATTCTTACAAATCGAGTTGTAAGAAAGGATCTAACAATCAATTCGTAGTCATCCGCAATTGTCAATCCTCGGTTATGTCCACGGATTTCAAAATAGTGTGTACGACGCCATGCTCTAAAATGATTAGGTACACCTACAATATGCCTAATTGTTTTTGGGTTTACTGGAACGCATGCACATACAGAAACTTTATGTCCTCTTATTGTATCTTCATAATAATTTCCATAGTCAAATGCAAACCCTTTTGGATATTTGCGGGTGGCTAATTTTTCATCGCTTTCTATACAATCCGAATAAACAAATCCGGCATCAGGGTATTCCGTGAATGCTTTTACCATTAGCTCAACCGCATCTTCTGTAAGCTCATCGTCATGATCCATTTCCATTAAGTATTCGCCTTTACATAAAGCAGCTGCTCGATATTTCGCTTCCCCTACAACGCCGCCTGACTTCTTTCGAAACTCATATACTTTAACTCGTGGATCTTGCTCACTTAATTGGTCAAGAACTTTTTGTGTTGCACCGCCATCGGTAGAGTCGTTTACAATTACCCACTCCCAATTTTGGTATGTTTGCGCTGCAATTGATTTGTATGTTCTAAGTATTTTATCCTTAATGTTGTACGCCGATGTAAATATTGATGCAAGTTTTGTATCGGGTTCCAGCATTGCATGCATTGCTACATTGTAAATGTTATCCCCCTTATTATCATCAACATCATTTTGAAAATGCATCCATTTTCTTCGAATGTTTTCTGGCATTCGCGTTAACTTTGAAAAATTGCGCCAATCAGATGAACGCGTTATGATTGCGTCGGGATTAAATTCCTTAATTCTTTTTGTTAGATTTTCTTCAGTAGGCTCGTATAAAATGTTTAGCTTATCAGATTCAAAAGGCGCCGATGATTTGCAGGTCTGTGCAGTATTTGGTAGATCACCTAAATAAAGAATTCGCGGCTCAGACCCAAATGGCTTTTCCAAATCATTGTAATAGCAGAGTATTTTTTCAATGTAGCTAAAACTTTCTGGATAGTCTTTATGAAGTTTTTCAATTGTGTAGCCATCTCCAGAATAACCCATTAAAAAGCCCTTTGTCTTCTCTAGCAAAAAACTTTTTTGTATTAACACCTGGGCAATATCCACGCCTTGCCATTTCATATTTTCTGGCTTGGCTTCTCGAACCTCTAATTTTGTAAAGTCCTTTCCGCCTACATACTGATTAATTACAATACACGGTGTAAGCTCTTCTAAAGACTCAAATTCTTTTACCAGATCCGGATGCAAGGTATTATCGTCATCAATAATATGTAACCATGGATCGCCTTCTATTTTTTCAGAAATAACATAGTTAATGTTGTCATACCCAAAATTTTGCGGGGTGCTACTTCTAAAATAAAAATGTGCGTTGGCTTTTTGAAGTATTTCTATAGATTTAGTTTCAATCTGTGTTATTGCAGAAGAGTCAAAAATTACATGCCATTCATGGCCTTTTTCAATTGCAGACTTGAGAGATTTTGCAATTGCTTCTAAATTATTTTGACGAACGCATCTGGTAACAAATGCTAATTTTTTCATAGTGCAGTATTAAAAATCCGAGAATTGGAAAAGCGGAGCAGTATTGTCCTGTTCACTAATTGTAATAGGGTTTCCTTGCGAATACGAAATCACGGTTTTCTTAATGTCAGGTATGCTTTTCCAATTAATGCGTTTTTCATTTTCCGGTGAATACGGATAATCTACGCCGTATTGAATTAATGTGTTATCTTCCAATGTCAAAAAAGAATTTCCAAATCCTTTCGGCACTGTAATTTCCTGGCCTACTTCCAATAAAGTTTCGGAAATTTCGCCAAAATTTTGTGAGGACCTATTAAGATTAATTGTAATTACTAGCGCTTTACCGGATAAAACTCGAATAACCTTGGTTTGTTCAGCTCCGTTTATTTGAGTGTGAATTCCGCGAAAGGTGTATTTGTTTTTATTGTATGACGTGTTTATTTGTACGCATCCGCTAAAAATTTCAAACACTGAAATAAATCCTCGATCATCCGCGTATATTGGAAAGTTATTGTTTGCCATAATGATTATTATTTTTCAACATCAAAAAAGAAAAGATGGAATAGTCTTGAATTTTGAAGATTGGTTCCAAAATAAGAAGTTGCCGCATGCAAAATATGAGCATCCCATAAGACTAAACGATTGTAAACATTGCCAACGGTGTCCACCATTTCAAACTGTGTTTTATCAAAAAACCCATTGTAGAAAGTTTCCGCTTGCAATTGATTGAAAGATTTTCCCGTTGCCAATGCTTGCTTTGAATTCAGAATCTTCATTAATTTGTTTCGTCGAGAACGATAAAAAGTGGTTCCACTTTCTGGCGGGGCGTCGGGCGTTAGGTAAATTACACCGGCGTAATTCTGTGTATCATAATGATAAACTATTTGGTCTTTTGCAACGCAGTGCTGAAAACAGCCGTTTACGCCGTAATCAACCCACTTTGTAATTTTCCTTCCAAGGATTTTTTCAAACTTTTGTTTTAGACTTTCTGGACGGTATAAGACCTCAGTTCTCTTTCCTTTGTGATACTGCTCATGCGCTATAAATTCTTGTGAAAGCGCAAAATTTCGAACTGCATCAGGGTTATCATAAAAATTGTCTACGCATACAAAGGACGGCCAATCCGTTGTTGACTTAAAAATTTCTTCGGTGCTCATAAATTGTTTTGCCAATCTAAAACATTAAAAACTTCACCCGGCTCTAGCGGCTGAGTTGCTGGTTCTATTTGTATTGTTCCGTTTAAGGAATACACGATAAACTTGGTAGATTCTGGAAATGACGAATGCTTTTCGGATTCCTCAATTTCAATAGCAACACCCATGCCTTCTTTAAGAATATGGTGTAAAGCCTTTGCAAAAACTAGTGCGCCAAAGGTGTAATCTTCTCGGTCTTTTGCCTCATTTGGACTAATGTTGTTTTCCATGTGGTATTTGTTTTATATGATAAAATGTTATACACGTAATTTGTATGTAAGCCAATCTTCGAATTCATGCAATTCAATTAATCCAAGATCTTTTCTGCGTTTTTTTGACATTGTATTATACTCATAAAAATGATTATCAAATTCTATAGAAGGCCTTGGTTTATCTGGGTTTTCAAACCGAATAATTCCGCAACCGCAATCTGTGTTTAAGGTACAAATATCCAAAGACGAGTTGACTCTTAAATAATGCAATGCTTTCCAAACAGTGCCATTCCATGCAGCAGGCCTGCCATTAACAGAATAGTCTTCACGAGCAAAAAAGATATCTTGCGGATTGCAATCATGCAAAACAATAAATCCATTTGGACTTAAATGTTTTAATGAATTTTTTATATCACGCAAAACTTGATAACTTACATGTAAACCATCTATAAAGATGATATCCCACTTAAAATCCGGATCTTTATCCAATTCATTGCTTTCAAGCTTTTCAAAAAAAGTATCAGACTCATACGGATATTTAACCGGATTTGCTTCAAATTCAATTCCTGGGTCAACACCTTCTTTTGTTTCACAATCAATTAAATCAAAACAGTATGCGGGATTGCGCACTCCGATTTCTAAATAGCTCTTAAAATTATTTTCCTTAATGAGCTTATTAATGATATCGTATCTTTGCATGTTTTATTTATTTGTGTCTAAAAAGTGATGAATTTTTTCAATAGGCGTACGGGCATCCTCATGCTCGGTCGTGTAATTCCAAATTTTGCCGCTGCTGTCGGTCCATGCCCATTTTCCATCAAGCCATTCATCCAGTTCTTCACGAGTACATACCATAACTACGTGACTCCATTGATCATATACGTGAATGGCTCCATGATGTTCTTTTGTTATTGATAACACGTCGCCTTCAAAATTTAGCAGGCCTAAACGTTTTCCGCTAGTTCCTAAAATTGCAGCAACATAACCATGAACCCAGTAGTCACGTTCATTGGGATCGCCATCATTATCTCCAGCTTCCCATGCACGGTGAGCTTGTGTTTTTAGCGCCGACATTTTTTTAACTCGGCTTTTTCTTTCGTCAAGATTCATATTAGTTATTGAGTTTTGCTTTTACTGCTGAATGCGACTGATAACCTACTATTTGAAAGTCATCAATCTGCATATTATTGATAAGTGTATCAATGTTAGAATGCAAAGGACCTACTCCGCATTCTCCAGATTCCGTTGGCCAAAACTCAGTATTGATTACCAACTTCGGCAGTGTGTACGGTTCACGAGTTGTTTTAGGAATTTTATGGTGATCGTAATGCAAACCCATGCCTCCTCCAAACGGTGCGAGTTGTGAAATTGCGTATTCGTAATCTTCGGTACCCATTGCAGCCTTTAACATAGCCTCACGTTCTGTATGATCGTAAGGTCTTCCTATTACTTCATTTGCTGCCTCAAAATGATTATTGTAGAGATGAACATCACCTAAATTTCCAATCAGCTGGTCAGGAACCATATTAACTGCTTTAGCAATGATTTCAAGTAACAAACCGTAAGAGGCGATGTTGAATGGTAAACCTAAGAATGTATCTACTGAACGTTGATTCCACATTAGAGAGATTGCTCGCTTAGGAGTTGAATCTTTAGCAATCTCTTCAACAATGTAGAAATTTTCTAATTCAACATTAGTATTCTTCATCACCCACTGTACTTGCTCTTCCCAAGTCAACTCTCTTGTATAAACCTGAAATCCATAATGACAAGGCGGAAGAACCATTTCGTTTAATTCACCTACATTCCAAGCCGAAACCATTAGTCGTCTACTGTCTGGGTTTGTTTTAAGGTCATTGATTAGGTTTTGTATTTGGTCTATACCTTGTTTTTGAGTAAAGAATGTTTTCCAATTTTTCCATTGCTTACCATACACAGGTCCTAATTCACCCCACTTCTTAGCAAACTCATCATTAGTCTTAATCTCATGTATAAACCAATCCTTTGAAGGAATATCTTCGTGCCCGACAAAATGATTTTGATAGGCTTTATAGGCATCACCATCCCAAATATGACAATCATTATCAACAAGGAATTTAATGTTGGTATCGCCTCTTAAAAACCATAGTAGTTCTGTTACAATACCTTTCCAATACATTTTCTTTGTGGTGAGAAGAGGAAAGCCGTCCTGCATATTATGCCTAATGGTATAGCCAAAAATGGATCGAGTTCCAACACCAGTACGATCTGACTTATCGGAGCCAAAATCTAATATGTCTTTAAGCAGTTGCTTATATTGAGTATCAATTGAATTCATTATTAGCGAATTTTAATAGTTACAATATCATTAATTCCTGGAGCCTGACTCTTGTGATAAAACACCGATGTGTCTGCGCTCATTATTTTATTTGCAGAGCTGTCAGTCCATACAAACCAAACTTTTACCGAATCATTCAAATATTGATATGCAATAGGTTTTGCTGTTCTTTCTATCTTTTTTGGTTTTTTTATCGGAGAACTTGCAGTAGCTATCAGTAAAATAAGCAATGCAAAAATAATCATCAAATAGATTTCGCGGGGTTCATTTTTCTGTGCCATACATTTCCATTTTTTTCATAAGCTCGGTAATTTGTTTTCGGGTAACATTTGATACTACGTCATCTCCATTTTCCGGAAAAAACATTTGAGTCGCCCAGCCCTGCGAGTCTCCAGATTCCCATACCGCAACTTCAAAAGTTTTATACAAATCAGGAGAATCCAAGTTAGCGCGGGGCGAACAGTAGAGGCCTTCCCCTGCCTGTACACTGAGTACATAATTTCCAATTTGCGTTTGGCAACCCCAACCATCACCAAACATTCTGGGAGAGAAATTTAAGTTTTTGAATTCCATAAGTTTTTTATTCTCGAAAGTGTAAAAAGTTTTGTCTGGCTTTTCTTTTTTATTCGATAGTCAATAATTTCTGTAGTGTAATTTACGGTTTTCCACTTTGGTTTTGACACCCATGTAAATTCACGGTTGGCCTTATCCAACATCATATATTGACGAGTTTTGCAATGTTTGCATTCTCTCATAATGTTGCCATTGGTTACAAAAAAGGTTTTCCATTGGTGAATCCTAATGGAGCATTTTAGTTTATCGAATAAGTACCACATGTCCTTGAGTTGAATGGTTAAAGCCTCGATCATCTTTGTATGAAAAGTACCAGGGGTAGATTCCAGGTTCGCAATAATATCCGTTACCATCATTGCCGTTCCACCCAGGTCTTAGAGAATTTGAAAAGAATATAGGCGCTCCCCATCGATTATACACTGTAAGTCTTGGTTCATATATTGCTGATCCTACAACAGTAAAAGCATCGTTATATCCATCATTGTTTGGCGTAAACGATTGAGGAACATACAGACGTAAGCAGGCTTGAGTATCTATAAGTATTCCAGTTTTTTCGCTTTTACATCCAATTGAATCGGTTGCAAAAACTTCTATAGTATGGCTCATTGAGCTGTCAGGATAATCCACTTCTATAATTGGTCCAACTCCATTAAAGATTTCTCCATCCACATACCAGGTATATGTAAAACCCGCAGAATCCGGTGCTTCATATATTTGGCGATACGGTTGATAGCAAAAATCAATAAAATTGCTTGACGCCGTAATTGGGAGCGCTTCAAAGGGTGGTCTTACATATACCGTAGTGGTTCCAGTAAATAGGCAACCGTACACATCCAATTGATAAGTTGGATAAAATATGCCTGGTTCATCGGCATTAAAAAACGGTCCTACAACATGTTCACCGGTCCATACTCCGTTTGATGGACTTGCAAACAGAGGAACTATTTCGCCTGGACATAAACGGTACTCGGAAACGCCAAGAGTTACAAAATTATTATGATTAACCAAGTGTACACTACAAGTTTGGATCTCTCCTACACAGCCGTCGGCAGTGGTTTCCTGAACGCTTAAAATATAATCGCCATCAACGTCACCCCAATATACCGAAACATCGTGTCCTCCATCAGTTGTTAGCGCGCCTCCTCCACTTAATTGCCAATCATAAATAGATCCTGGCGTATTGTTTACAGCGTATACTGATGTTGTAAAATCGCAAACCGTATCTGGGCACGGAGTTATTGGATCCGTATTAACATCACCGCCGGCTATCGTGCCTCCAAACACCTGAAACGGTGGATCAAAGCAAGCTTCATTTCCCCAGCTACCCATTGTGCCATCGGCGTATGGCGTTACTTCTATTAACAGCGATAATGGATCACATTCGTCAGACACCTGTAATTGAACGCAAAAAGTCCACAAACAATTGGTACCAAAGTCTCCCCAATCATTTCCTGGGTTGCCATCAATTACGCCAGTAGGACCTTCATAAAAATAGCCTGGACCTACCGTAAGTGTGCCTGCGTTATTGGTTATGGTCTCGAGCCAAAGCCAGCCCTGATCTACAACAGCGCCTCCACAGTCATCGGGTCCTGATACCGGAGTATAGGAAACCCAGCCTGGACCTAACGTAATACCGAATCCTTCTATCCAATTAGATCCAAAGCCAGTGTCCCAGCCATTCATGGTATAACACATAGTTACTACGGTGCCTGGCTGATATGTACCGTTTACTGGCGCCGGGTTAAGCGTGAATGACTGATTTCCAGCGCATTGGCCAAAAACCAATGTTGGAATTAGCAATAAGAGTAGTAATAGTTTTTTCATAGCCTATTCAATTGTATTGTGATATTTTTGTGTTCCTGCAAAGCTAACCAGTGATACAGAGGCAGCCCAAGTATTTTTGCGTATCTTTCGTGTATTTCATTTCTAACGCCGGAATACTTTGTTTGGCGTTCGCTCCATGATTCGTATATTACGCTGTTTTCGTACGTGTGATGATAAAATCCATGATCCTCTGCGCTGTATAACTGGCCTCCATTGCATCTTAAACGTATACCGAATTCATAGTCCTCCATATCTTTTAGCGCTTCATCAAAATACTGTTCAGTGTTCTTTGTGATAAAGAAAAACTGGGTAATGAATGAAGTGGTAGGACTAACCCGGCATGCAATTTTTGTGGACGGACTTTCTTTCTGCCCAGCAAACATTAGTACATTGTAATCCGTGTGTTCCTTTACCGCATCTGCAAATCTGCAAAAGAAATCAAAACTGTAGTCCTCGGAAAAAATGTCGTTGTCAAGAAAAACTGCTAATGGATTTTCCGATTGGTAAAAATGTTCTAGCAAAACATTTCGAGCAGAGGCAGGGGAAATTTGTGGATGATCTATATATGAAATCTTTTCGTGCTTTTTCTTTTCGCCAAAATGGTAATCCTGTGAACACACAAAAATGTGTTTTACTCTTGGCGACTGCAATAACCAATTTAATTGCTGATTATGAATGCGTATTCTCTCTTTGCGTTTTTCTCCACTACCAAAATATGAAGGTATGTAAACGTAGAGTTGCTGCATTCAAATTACAAATAAGAGGTTGATAGATCTTTCATTGTATTTATCAGCCGCTCATCTGTGACCTTTCCAATGAGTTTCATAGCAGATTGATTTCGTGGAAAGCATATCATTTCTCTACCATTATTTGTTGACCACCGGTACGCCTTTACGTCAGCCGCCATGTCCAATTCGTATACATTTCCGCCAAGTTCATCCGGCCATTTGGAAGGCGGAACACTAACAAAATAGACGTATCTGCAATTGTACAATTTAGTCCTCTGCCTAACCGATACCGCAAATGAATTTTCTGTCAATATTGGAACCTGGGTTTTTACTTCTACCCGTTCACCGTCAACAAACATATCTTTTTCTGCGTCAAAAGGGTCCAGCGATTCTTCCACTTGTTGTCCGCGATCCCGTAGAATTTTGGCAACAATCCGTTCACCCATCATGCCTAGCATAACATTGCAAACCTTGTTTTTATCCAGTGCCATTAGCAAAAATCTGTTGATGAAAATACACGTAAACCGTCAACGTAGCGATCAATATGCTTACTGTAATCAATCCAGCCTATACTGCTTTCCGGATGTTCTTCATAATAGGTTTGGCTGTCCCATCCATCAATACACCAATTATACGCCATTTCCAAAAATTCATCAGGTGTAAGTTCTTCACCGTATTCATCAATTACACGGCCACTTCGAACATAAGCTTCCAGCGTGGCTTTATCTTGGTAGTATTCCTCTTCATGGAAATTCCAAGTAAACTTCCAGCCGCCTGAGCGTTTTCCTAAGTGTACTCGGGTACCTTCTGTAAAAAGATCCCATGGACTGTATTGTTCCCACCCATCTGGATTTGTGATGCAAAAATTTGTGGAAGCCGCGGAAGCGGATATGTCCATCTCTTCTATTCTTTTCAGCAAATCGTCTTTGCGTTTTTGCATTTCCTCTTCAGAAGGTATGCGGTAATAGTTGGTTCCCATTAGTAATTTGTATGGTTAAAGCATTTAAGATACGAGGTGCGGTAGTTAACAATTGCATTGATAAGAATTACAATCTGCTCATCGGCAGAAGCCATAATTCTTTCAGTTCCGCCAAAAACTTTTTTAGTGCGGTTCAATTGATATCCAACCCATTGTCCAGAGTAAGGCCAAAATTGTTTTTGTGTGTAACGGCGAATGTAACCGTTTGTATGCAAAGTGTATTTTGCTTCGGAAATTGGATCATACAACATGGTTGTTCCGTTTTTTTCCTGGCGTGGAGTTGTGATGTCTTGCACATTCATAGAAATGCAGATGTACTCAATTGCGTTTTTACGCGATTTAGAAAAATTTGTGTAGTTCATATTTTTAATAAATTTGATAGGATAAAAATAATACCAAAAACCCAAAGAAAAAAATGTTTGGGTTAAAAGTTATTAACAATTTTCCATTTGTTTTCGGATGTCAATGTATAACTGCCAATATAGCAATCCTGTTTTTTCCACTCGCTTGGTGAAATCAATGAAAGAGTTTTACCGGAAGAGAACTCGTATAAATGATATGTATGGCCAACAATTGGTTCAAAGGAAATTTTTGAGTTCCATACCATCATTGAAGTTTCATACTCTTCATAAAGGTCCTTCATCTTTTCAATAATTTCAAGGCGTTCCCGCTCAAATACCGATAGCATTTTTTGAGCGGCGCCGGCTTTGGCAAGCTGCATATTAGGAGCCTCGAAAGCCGGCGCACCTAGATTTGTAGGGTACTTTTTTAAGCGGGCGTCAAATCCGTCAGCTTCCGTCCATACCACCAGGTCAGGAATTTTATTCCCGTCTTTAATTTTCATATTTTCACCACCAGCTATCGTAAAAAACACGGTCGCCTTCGAGGATTGCTTGACGAGCCGTGTTTACAAATTCCAAATCTTTTTTTGTTTCTTCATTGCTGCCGTCAGAATTACCAAAGAAAAATCCACCAGTGTGTGGAAGATTTCCTGCTTTAATGTCTTTCTCAAGACGATCCAAATCTTCTGCAACAAGTTCTACCGGAACGCAATTAAATTCGGACTCTCCGCCTTTTTTGTAATAGAGGTTTTCCATCCATCCGTGTAGGTTTGGATGCTTTCTCCAATATGCGAATTCAGTCGCGGTTCCCCATTCAATTTCATTAGCGAAATCTACCGATTTGCTAAGTTTTACCGATGTACGGTAAGCATACATGTCTAATCCCATAGTAATTAATTTTTATGATTGTGTTTTTACGATTTGAATAAGTTCACCTAATTGTTCAGCCATTGCTATTGCAACCCGTTCCATTGCTTCAAGACGGTTTAACATTTTTGAAGTATCAATAGAATTAGTTTTGTTAGGCGGCACCGTTCTGATTGCTGATACCACTGCGGCGCGAACCTGTTTACGGCCAGCGGGTTTTGACTCGCTGCTTTTATTAACCATTGCAGAATACGGCTTATCATAATTTACGGTGTATGAATATCGGTAGCCGTCAAAGAATTGAGTAATCCAACCGTCAGCCAATAAGTGATCGATAATTGGTTGGTAGTTTCCTTTAACCGCGTATGTTGGCTTTGAGCCATCGCTTGCAATACCAGGCCATTTGATTTCTTCAATAAATGCAGCCAATTCATTCTTGGTTTTGAAAAGATTGATTTCCATATCCTTTACACGGCGGATAAAGAATTCGTAGGTTTCACGGTTAGTTGAGTATAACTTAGCCAATTTTTTTCGTGGTTTAACTCCGTTTGGATGGTGAGCATCATGATCAAGCTGAGCAATGATATCCGTGTAGTTCATACCTTTGTATACGGGAGGGCCGTAACCTAACAATACCGATAGGTGGCCAAAATCAAACCAATTTGGAATGTGTCGGTCTACTCCCCAAACGCCATGTTCAATTTTACTAATAAACCCGGCTTTCTTTAGGTACCCTTTGTACTGATGACAGTTGTAATGACGGTTTCCATTACCGCGTTTCCAAGGTGTTGAATTTTCATAGTTGCCAATTGCACCAATGTATTCTTTACTTGTGAAGGCGGAACCTACGGGAACGGTATTGACAAATTCGCATGCCCGATTAAAAAGTGATTGTTTGTTACGCATATTTAATTATTAATTTGATAGGATAAAAATAATACCAAAAACCCAAAGAAAAAAATGTTTGGGCAATTAGTTATTAACAATTTTAACGGTCCACACCATCATCAAAAAAGCTCATTACAATCGAAAAGGCAATCACACATACAAGTGCAATGCATATTACAACTGGTCCGATCCATAATGGCATGGTTACGGTCCACCAACTCATGCTTTCAAAAGTAGGACCACCAAACATTTTAAGTGCTAACAATATTGCAAAAACAAAAAGAGGCAACAAAATTTTAACGCGTTCATTCATAGTTATTCTGGTATTTCTTGGTAATTAATATCATCTACTGTGTGGCAAAAGAGAAAGTGAGTACTGTTTTTCAGAACATGTTCTGCACCTAAATGCTCCTTCCAACCGTTAAAGGCCTCGGAAACAATGCTACCGTCCTTTCGCATAAAGTTATGTAACGGAATTTCTCTAATAACTACGTAGTACTTATCTCCGTTTTGAAAAATCCTTCTCATTACATCTTAAAATGGAGGTGTTCACCGGCAATCATCATTTTTGTAAACAGACTAATTGCATTTGACTGACTCTTTACAGCATTGCCTTTTTCAGTAAATACTCCCGTGTACCCCATAGTTTCGTAGTTGGGCTCGTTCCCCCACAAAATATAGTATATGTCTTTGGTTGTTTCTTTCCAATGCCAGCCTGCTTTCCAACTCCAAACTTTCCTCATTGATGTTTGGACCAATGCATAGTGTTTTCCACCTTTTTCTGATTCTACTAAAACTTTGCAATCATTCAGATTACGATGCTTAATTATTTTCATACGGACGGTGTTTTCTTTTTTGCGGATTTGCGAGCATGCACCATTTGAACGCCATGTTCTTTTAACTGTTTTGCATGCATGGAATTGGCTTTTTCCAAAGCCTTAACTCTGTCCTCTAAATACTTTAGTTTCTTTTCAAGAAGAGCTACGGTTTCTACCAATTTTTTATCCATATTAGTTATATTCTTTTGATGTAAAAAGTTTTTCATAAAAAAACCCAGATTACTCTGGGCTTTCTTATTGAATGTTGTTGTGTTTATGCTTTTCTCTTTTCGATAAGATGTAATACAAACAGAAAAAGAGGATTGATACGCAATAAAAAATGAGGTCCGTTATTAGAAAAGAACCAGTCCATTTCATCGCCAAAGCAAAAAGTGCGTCGAATCCAAGAGGATTGAAGAACGTTGCAATGATGAGCGCTAAAGTTGATGGCCGGGGAAGGCTCGCTTTTTTGTGGTGTGGAACTGTCACTACTGTCCATAGGGGTATATTTTTTAGAAGGCCTAGTTGCTATTCGATAGTTAAGCATTCTATATATCAATAAACCTCTCCACTTTTTATAGCGTCCATTTCCTTTTTGAATACGCAAAGCATATATGACTGCTCACGAGTGAGACGGCCACGGCTTTCGCCTTCGTTATCCATAACACATAGACGAACTTTATGAATGGCCTGCTCCAATGCAAATATCTTTTCTTTTGGAGTTAGCTGATGCTCATCTTTTTCTGTCATTTCAACCGAAGCAGATCTGCTGTGATACGGAGCCTTTTTCTTGAATACACGGTAATCATCCACATCATCAATAATAGATTTAGTAAATGCTTTGCGTGCTTTACGGATTGCTAAGAATAATCTTTTTGTTTTCATATTGTTGTTTAATTTAGAAGCCCATTTTCTTTTTTGTTTCCTTATGCTCGTGAGTAAGAACTCGTGAATCGTTTGAACCATTGTAGAATTCCGCAATAGAAACTTCAGGTTTATCCGTACTGAATTCCAAACCTAATTCTTTTGCCAATTCGTATGCGCGCTCCCGAGGCATTTTCTTAAATTCCTTTCGAGCAATCAGACGTCCAGGACGCAGCAGCGCCGAATCAATGTTATCAATGCTTGTATTAAAGGTGGCAATTACCATCAGTCCCAAGATATCATTTAGGATTCCATCGGTGATATTCAGCAAATTTGAGATTCCACTGCTTCGGCCATCGGCTCCACCAGAACGTGATTCCAATAGCGGTTCCGCATCCTCAATCAGCAGTATGCAATCGCGGTTTTCTTCCATGATCCAATCCGAAATGAAATTAATCATTTGAGGTTCTGCCAGTGAAGCGGTAACCGCGGGTGGAGAATAGAGAACTGCCTTATTGAGTGAACTCATTTTTTGCAGCAAATGACGGATGTATTGGGTTTTACCAGTTCCAGGATCTCCATGAAAAAGTACCAGGCCTTTGGTTTCATCGTTAATGCGGGTAAGAAGATTCTCATGAAAACTTTGAAAGCCTTCTCCATAATGCAAATCTGGAAAGTTAAACTCTCGAGCAGCTGCTTCTAATGAAAAGTTTTTGACATTATAGCCTTCACGGGTTGCAACAATAATGTTAACCGATGACTCTTCATAGTCAACATTTTTTTCGCAATTTGCATTCAAAAAATCCATTAGCCCTTGAACCATTTCCCCGTTCCAGTATTCCGTATTTCTACCTGGAGTATACAGGGTCATTTCATCAATTGCGGTAATATCAGTCACAATAACATTGTATCTGCTATCGGGCTTTAGCATATTTGGAGCAATTGCATTTTCCTCCCGTTGCTGGAATTTTTTACGCTTTACCGCTCCTATGGAATACCCTGACAAATCAAATTCCAATAAGTAACCACGGTACTTGGGATTGGTCATATAAACCATGTTTGGCTTTTCCATTTCGCGTACCGTGTATGTACTGCGTAGCCAACAAACATCCCAGCCGTCCTCTTTCAAATAATTATACGCCACATTGTACTTTACCGTGTGAGCGTACATAGGAATTTTAAGAACATCCGGATCTTTTTGTATTTCCGGGAATTCATTGGAATACAGTTGAACCTGATTAACATAGTCAAAAGAACGGGGTCTTCCGTATTCTCTCAAAGAAAAGCCCTCGGAATACTCGGCAGCTTCCGGCGTACCATGATTTGGATTTTTAATCATTGCCTTTATGGTGTCGGGCGTATATTTTGGTTTCATAATTCTTTTATACAATTGATGTTTATAGTTTTTTCTCTGTTAACAACTGTGGACGTGGGCCCTTTTCCCAGTATTCCAAAACACTAAGTTCTTTGGCTTTCGACTCACACATAAACCAACCACCAGTTTCCCAGTCATTAAATTCGTCATATATGTAATCCGCGTGTGCTACCGTTTTGGCGTCAGGCGTTTCATAATTTCTTTTTGAAGAAGACCAGTGAATTACCATCGGAGCGTCTTTCCAGGTACTTGCCGCAAGATCCGCAGCCTCCTGTGAGGACAAGTCGCCAGTACAAAAAGTATGATGAAAGATGTCAAAGGTAATTGGAACACCTACTTTTTGGTAGATCATATTATGAAGATCCACCACGGAATACATATTGGCCTTGTCATCATTTTCCACCACCACACGTTTACGGCAATTTTCCGACAGACGCAAAAAGTTTGTACACCAACGATGCGCTGCTTCTTCCTTATTTCCGTACGCTCCACCTACATGGATATTTAGAGGATTCCAATGAGATGGCTCCAAACCCATTTCATCAAAGATGCGGCTGTGCTGTTCCAGATCTTTAATGGATTTTTCAACAGTCTTGGGATTAGGCGAAGCGAGAATAGTAAAATGGCTTGGGTGAAATTCCAACCTTTGACCTGTGCCACCAGCGCGGGTAACCGCCTTACCAATTCTGCGCAGCACCACTTTGATTTCTTCCCAGTCAGGCAAATCCTCAAAATTGTATTCCGTCATCCAAGGAAATAGGCCCGATGATACACGGTAAAACTTAAAACCATTTTGTTCATTCCAGTGAACAATTTTTTCCAAGTCAGTTACATTTGCAAGCGCCAGCTTACTGATATGCGAAAGACCTTTAATTTCAAATGTTCTTTTGATTGCATCACGATTTGTCATAATTCCTTCTTGGGCTAGCGTCATATTGATACAGGCATAGCCAACGCGGTTATGGTAAGGAATTACTTCAGTTTGCATACAGGTACAATTGTAAATCCAGATTCAATTTCACGGTGAGGCGCTTCTACAATTCCGTTTTCCATAAGAAAGTTGAGCATACCTACATTTTCAGAATAGTTTTTTATTGCTACTTCATTTTCCGCCAAGTCAGGCATCCAGGTAGTTGCGGTTGCAAACGGAAATCCGTCCACCGCATCAAATAATTGTATGGCAGTTCCGCCATTTTTGTAGGTACTTTTTTGTAGAGTTACCTGGTATGCCTCGCCGAATAAATGGTAGGTCATAGAGTGATCTTTAGTGATATCTGACATTTTGTATATGGTTTACTATTTTATATGCTTTTAAGTATTAAGAGTTTTGATCCAGTGATCCCAGTGTTAACAGATTAAGCTTTCTTTTTACGGGATACGAAACGGAAATCTGCAGGCCATATTCGGTCATTATCCCATTCAACTTCGTAGTCAGAAACGCCAACATATTCAAATTCATATTCTTCCGTTAAACGGTTAGCATCGCGAATTTGTTGCTTAAGCTTTTCAATATCCATGTTAGTCCAGGTTCTAACCGAATGGTCCTTTAGGTAGTTTCCGGAAATGCTTCCGCCTGGAACTGAGGATGACGTTCCTCGCAAATCATCAGGTTTAGTTCCTGTGAACCTGCAAAGAATTACTAAATCTGGGTGTGTTCGATCTATTGTTAGATCTTTGTGTGTAAACTTCATACTCTTATTTTTTGATTAATTTATATTTCTTTTCTGATTGAGCCTCCTCATATACCGGCAATTTTTTGGAGAAAAATTTTTGAACGTTTCCAACATACATCCATTGTACGCTGTCAAAAAAGCCGTCGGTTCTTTTAACGTAAAGCCTCCACATATTAGGGCCGCCAAAATCATCGGTGCATTTTACCGCTCGGAGGTTTCCTTCTGTAACCTCAAGATATTCAATGTTGTTTTCCATATCAGTATTAATTTGATAGGATAAAAATAATACAAAAAACCCAGAGAAAAAAATCTTTGGGTCTAAAGTTATTAACAATTTGAAATTTAATAATCATCATCCTCGTCATCACCATAAGAATTCCATGACTTATTGTCTTCTTCCCAGGTGTCATCCTCATTGTCATCATAGGTATCTTCATCTTCTCCCCACGCAGAAGTATTTACTTCCAGGTCGCCAACAAAATTTCCTTCTTCATCGGCGCAAACATTACCATCAAAATCAAGGACAAGTGCGTGCAACCCTGGTTGAATTTTATCATTGGTAAGAGCCTCAAAATCTTCAAGCGAAACTATCGCCATAGTACCCGAGTCAACACCAAATTCCGGATGCTTTACTCGCGGAACGCCGGTTACTCGATAAGCGCCATCGCCATGCGCAGTTGAAGAGTAGAGAATAGGTTTGCCATCAATGTAAATTGTGCCAGCCTCTGCATACGGAGAAGCCGTGCCATCTTCGTTAAACCAAATTTCGCAAAGTTTTTGCCAAATGGAATCGCTAATAAAATAGCATGGATCCGTGATAACAATATCGCCTTCAAATGATCGAGTTGTATCATCGGTTACTTGTATGGTTTTTCCACCAATACTAAATTGTTCTTTCATTGTTGATGTGTTTTATGATTTCTAATAATCTTTCATGATCTAAGCGATATATCCGCTTTTCATCTCGGGCTTTTTGCAAATGGTGTTCCGCTGCTTCTATACCGTAGGATTCCGCAATTTCAGTTGCCTCTTCGCCTACGCGAACCCAGTCAGTCTCAATCGGCTTTCTGGAAAGTACACGGTCAGTTATTGGCTTTTCAGGCAAGGTTTCCACCGGTTTTGCTGGACCGCTGTTCAGTTTGGCGTAATTGCCAGTCATACCTTTCAGTACTCCAAATCCCGTACGCATACTCATTGCATTTACGCGAGCAGCAACCTCAGGATCTTTTACCACTTCTACAGTATTCCCCGTTTTATGGTAAACCACCGAGACCACTCCCCATTTCTTTTCGGTAGAGCAGTCAACGCATGTACGGTAGCCCATACCAATTCTTACGGGATGCACGGTTTCACCACACTTACATATCATTTTTCTTCCTTTTTAAGAATTTCATTTTCCTTTTCTTCTGCCTCTGAATTTTTGCTGGCTGCGACTGCTAATGCAGCAACGGTTAAACCAAAAATGGAGCCTGCCCAAAAACAAATAAGTGCAAATATCCAACTCATATTTCTCGGGTTTTTAATAGTTGTGCCGCCTTTTTTCCAGTGTCAGATAACCAAAATACCTCTTCACCGTTTTCATCTTCAATAGATTCAAGCAAACCTTTTTTCTTTAGTCCAATGAGAGCAGCGGCAATTGGAACCTTTTCCAACGCGGCAGACATTTGATCCATATTAATAGCAGGATTTCCAGTATCAATCCAAGAGGCAAAAGAAGGAGGGCCGATTAGGCTAAACAGCGCCTCTTTTCCATGCTCCTCAACAATACCGCAATCCTGATAAAAACTGGGTTCATTTGTCTCAGCATCTGGTTGAGATAAAGTGTCATGGATTGATTCCATCCAATCCATGACAGGTGCAGGGTAATTAGTTTCCATTCTGCTTAACTGATTTGCGAGTTTCACGAATGAAGTTTCTTAAGCTGGTGCGACGCTCGCGAGACTCAGTAGCCTCCTCCTTAGACATCATACCAGAATAATTGGTAAAACCACGGTGACGAACCGCGCGGTCATGCCACAAAAGGTTCATTTCAATTTCTTTAACTTCGGTTTCTGCTTTTTGCAGCTGCTTTGAGATTTTGTTCATATTATTTGATTTTAAGAATTTACACTGTGTGTGGAATGTTAACGCGTACACATATTTGTGGTTGCGCTTCATTCATTAAAAAGTTATTGATGTAACCCATGATATTAGCAGAGCCAATCGGGTTTGCTGAATGGGTGTATACGTTTGGAAAAACAATTCCGCTATCACGTTTTTCTCGGCGGCTTTCCAGCGTAACATAATTATCAAGGTAGTGGTCAATTAGCCATTTTGCGCAGTCAAGACCGGTCTTTTCCTTAATGTTAGCGTAATCCAATGTGTAGTTTGGGCTTACATTATTAAAGTATTCCTGCATAGCAGTATCGCCAAGGTCATGATCCAAGGTAACCACCTCAATATTTTCCAAACCAATTTTAGTTACAACGTCCACAAATTCTTCATAATTGCGAACTACGGTCCACCCTGGCTCCTTTGGAGTGCGGACGTCATCTAGGTATATACGTGCTTTCATTATCTTAAATTGTTTAATGCGTCTGCAATTTCATTTACCGCTTGAAATGTTACACCACTGTTATGACCGCCAATGTGCCATTCAACAATTTCGGTTTCGCTAAGCTTACGGTATTCTTTCCAATCATAAATTGTAAAAACATCGCCGTTTTCGGTTTCCATTTCCCATTCAAAGTTTACCTTGTCGGAACCGTCGTTTTGTACAATGGCAGGTTCTCCACAGATTTTTTTCAGATCATTTACTGAGGCATTAAATACCTCACCGTGGAAACTTGTTCCGTTTGATGATTGATTTGTTGGTTTCATATTTAATTAATTTGATAAGATAAAAATAATACAAAAAACCCAAAGAAAAAAATCTTTGGGACTATAGTTATTAACAATTAGTTAAGTTTATACGCTTCATAGCCTGAGCCTTTTACGTAGGTAACAACGGTACCACAGCAGGTACTTAGTTCTACAAATGTAGGTGTTCCGGTTTCCACACAAAACTTAATGTTTCTTTCAGTAATGTTACTGGACAATAGCAAATTTCGGTTTTGCCCAAGAACTTTAATGTGAGCTTTTTCTATAATAAGCTCTTCGTGTATTTCAATATTGATGCAGTTAGGCCCATCGGCGGTTGCAATAATATCCCACATTTTAGGTTGCTTATGCATGGCTTTCATTTTTTATTTCACGATCCGCCTCGCGTTTTTTAATTGTTTGGCGCTTATCGTAATCTTTTTTACCTTGAGCCAACGCAATGCAAAACTTTATTTTACCGTTAGATTCTTTTATACGTGTAAGTACAATAGTTTTACCAACGGTTAGTCCTTTTTCAAGGGATGTTAACTGCTTTCGGTGAAGCAATAGTTTACGCAATCGTTTTGGTTCGTGAGTATAGTTTTTGTCAATCGGAGTAATTGTAAGATCTTTAACAAAGAGCTCTCCGCTATCAAAATAGCAAAAGGCATCTACCATTGTTACCCGAGCGTCTTTAATGCTCTTAACCTCACTGCCTACCAGGCAAACTCCTACTTCATATTCTTCCAGAAAATGATATTCATACCGAGCCTTGCGGTTTTCAATGTTAACTGCTTTTTTCATTATGATAAGTAGTAGTTTGCTTCATATCTTCCAGATGGCATTCGGTACATTTGAATATGTAACCAACGCTTAGTGTTTTTGCCATCGGTACGTTGTAGCGGAATATTGTAGTGAACGGTTGTTTCGTAGGAAACGTGTTCAAATCTCAAGCTATCGGTCGGAACCATTTGATACTTTCTCTTTTCAATGGATTCCTCTATGCAATGAATTGCAGCAGCTTGAGTTTCAAAGTATGTGTTAGTTGAATACGTTCTCATGTTATCAGTATTAATTTGATAGAATAAAAATAATACAAAAGAACCACATAGAAAAATGTTTTAACAAAAAGTTATTAACATTGAAAACTTTTTTCAGAAGGTGTATAAAAAGAGTATCAGTAGAGGTAGGAGTTAGACCTATACTAGAGCGAACTAGCATTTTCAGAGATCCAGCTTTCAAAGGTCTTGACTTGGTATGATTCTCCATACAGTCCTTGTTGATTTTTATGGACTTCTGGGCTATCAGTCGAACCGGATTCTTGACCGTGATCTACAAACTTTTGAGCAGTTGTTGGATCAACTAAAACCTCTTCGCCATCAGCGTCCAAGACTTTATACGAAACAATTTCTCCGTTTTGCCGATTGATTTGCAAAACCTTCCCTTTGATATTTTTTGAAGAATTGACAATATCGCCACGAACAAGATCGCCGACCTTAATACTTTCAATTTCTTTTGTTCCGTCTTTGGCAAACGGTTTCTGTTCTAACCTTCCGTCAACCGGTAAGATTTCTACTTTGAAAGCAGGGTTATTGGCAACCAACGGAACCATAAGGGATCCGTTTCCTGAACCAACGTTTCTATTTGATATTGTTACTGGCATCTTTGTTCTTATTATTTATCTCATCACGAATGAGTGCAGCGTACTCATAGTCCTCGCTTTCTACTGCTTTTTGCAGAGCGCTTTCCAGATCTTCTTTGGTACCTGCTGAATCCTCAAATGAGAAGTCTGCCAGTCTAAAAATTACACGGATGTCTCCATTTGTTTCACGATCCCAAAAAATTACCCAGCTTCCGTACGATATGTACTCAAGGTTTTCTTCATCCATGTGAAACAAAATAGATGAGAGTTCCTCTTTTAGCTCTGGAATTGATGGGACTTTTCTTATTATTTCCTTATCAACCTCGTATTCCCAGCGTATGCCTAATTTTGCGTGGTATGATTTGATCTTTCTCCAATCAATTGAAGTGATCACTCGGTTAATGGCCTTTTTTACATCTTTCATGGCCAATAAGTTATTTTAGGGCTTCTTACGAAGCGTAACCTATAAAGTCTCCCTCACTGCAATTTACAACTTCTCTTATTTGGAAATAATAAATTGCTCCCTTTACCATTGTTGCTGGTGGTATTCTTACCTGCCGGTGATTTTCATCCTTAAATATAAACTCACTATGACTCGAGTTTAGACAAAGCATTGCCTGAATTTCGATATCTCTTCCAGCAACTGGACGCGAAATATCAACCAGCATAATTTGCACTTGCCCGGTATCACAAACCTTTCCAGAAAATTCTATTGTCAAAGTATCAGAATCTGCAGAAACAATAGTCTTATCAAGCGCATCCCCATGTATTTGATCAATAACTCGTACGTTGTCAATGCCTACTGCAATTATTGCGTTAAACTCTTCTCTCTTTACCGCTACTATTGAAGTGCCTGTGGAGTTTGCATTTCCAAAAAGGGTTAAAACCGGGTTAGCCTCAGGTGCAAAGTTTGCAACCTTAATTGGCCAGAATTTTTTTGCTACTATCATATTTTAACTTATTACAATTACATTGAAAGGTATATCAAACCCTTGAGGGTTGTGAATCCAAATAGTTTCAGTCAGCAAACGGTCTGTATCATAAACATCCTGACCGCCTGGTATGTACAGCATTTCACCTGCAACTTTCCACTCAATTTCTGACGGAAAGTATTTCTTTACTATTGCGTCGGTATTTGTTCCATTTCCAAAGCCTTGACGATCTACCGTAATGTTATAGCCATCAATTTCTGTAATATACGCGTACGGACTATTGGAAGAAGAATTAAGAGTGATCAGATCTCCTACCTTTATTTGATACGGCGCATATGCTCCGGTTGATAACCATTGAAACGTTTGTGTACCATTAAGATTTCTTTGTGATGCTGATGAAGAATCCGCGTTAATCAATACTCCGGTAAGTGTATTTGCTGGCTGCTTCTTTTGATAATCGCCATCCCACGCCCATTTGAAATTCTTTACATTTGATAACAAATCGCCGGACGCATCGGTACAACCGCATGTGCATGTTTTGGTATCAACTTTTGCATAATCAGCAAAAAGGAAAAAACCACGTACTCGGCCTTCTGGATATTTCAAATGCGGAGTTACCAGTGTGCCAGGAGTTGTATATGGAACCGGTGTAGACCATGACACTGTGTCATAAATCATAGTATAACGGTATTGAACTCCAGGTTTTGCTGCGGTAACTGTAAACCCAGTAGAATCGGTAACACTGTATGTGACATTTATTATATTGTCCATTACTGTGTTTTGCGAAAACGCGGTTTGAAATCCTGTGGCAAAATCCTGGTATGCAGGATCATCAAAATCCACGGTAAACGTAATTAATGCCAATGAGGTGGTTCCAGTTTCATCAAAAATCTGAAATGAATGTGATGTGCCATTTTCAATCGAATCAATTGAAGACGACTTAAAGCTGTATGACTCCTGAATTTCTCCGTAAACCGCAAGGTCACCAATATCTAATTTTTTCTTGGTGCCGCCTTTTACCGTAAATCTGCGGTCAGAATAATTTGTTAGAGGTATGAAAAAATTACTTAGGTCATACTGAACTAGAGTATTAATGCCTTTTACAACACCTAATTTTTTACACTCGGTAAATCTTAGCGACAGAATGCTATAATCAGGTGGGCATACTAGTTTTGGTTTTACAGACATTTGTTATTGGTTAGTTTACGCCAGGAAGAACCTGGGGATTTTCTGGCGAATTATCGCCTTTAGTTTTTTCTTTGTAGAAATTGATATCTTCTTGAGTTAACTCCGTACTTTCACTGGTTAGCGGCTCCTCTTCAATATTGCTAATTGGAGATTTTGTTTCCTTGCTTTCAATGTAATCATCCAAATAGTCCTCAAAATCTTCTTTCAGTTTTTCAACCTTTGAATCTTGCAATTCCTCAGGACGTATATAGTCCACCAAGGATTTGATAAACCCAAGAGCAATCAGTGGAAGTATTGCACCACTGATAATTGATAGCATTCTCTTTTGATAAATGAGTTCTTCTTCATTAAGGCCAAACAACTCCGACCATCCTTGAAAATCATGCAAATGTGTAAAGGCGTAATATGTGTTTCCCATCATTTGCATGGCTGCCAATATAATAAAGACTCCCCATACCATCCACTTACTCATTCGTTTAAGAGCAATTAATGCAGCAAGCGAAGCGGCTGCTCCAATTTCAAACGCAATTGCAAGAGAAATTGCCAGCCAATCAGGGTTACTCAACTTAAAAAAGTCAATAACGTGAATGGTTGAAATAAGGCTGACCACTACATACAGTGATACAAATGTGCCTATAATAAAGTTATGAGTTAATTTGTTCTTCATATCAAACTATATATTCACAAAAAAGGAGAGGATAACCCTCTCCTTGAATGTTTATTGTAACTATTATTTTTCTAAAGATTTAAGTTCTTCATCAATTGCTGTTTGACGTTGAACATCCATCATTTTTCTATCGGTAGATTGGATCATTCTCTTTTCAACTCGCAAACCTTCTGCTTGAAGATCTTTTTGAGTTACCGTGATCCTCTGCAAAGAATCAATTTTTGCAGTGAGAGTATCAAGTCTTCTATTTGTTACCTTGTTAGGATTCCCACAGGTATTTAAGAAGATTGCCACTAACAGAAAGAAAAAGATCTTTCTGTAGTGGTTATCAAGGAACTGATTAATGCTTCCCATAAATTACGCATTTACATCAGCGGGTTGCTGTTCGGGTTCGGCTTCAAAATCAGCGCCAACCTCAAGGCTTCCCAAGTCCATTGTCATTTGGTTAACTGCATCACGGTCTGCTTTAACTCTTCCAAGAGCATCGCCAATTGGCTTTAACAAATTATCCTGGTAGTACACCGCGGATTCCAAACCAGTGCCTTCTACTTTATTGATGAAAAACCAAATTGCTTCAAGAGGAAGAACCTGCAAAAAGAATTCTTTTCCACCTTTAGTTTTATCCAACGCCTTTTCAATTTCCTTAATGCATTCAACCACGCCAATTGCTTCAGTAAATTTCCATTTAGCCTCCTCGGTCATAAATTTCAATACCGCTTTAGCAACTCGGTCGCTTCCTTCTACTACATAGAATTTTTCCGCAATTTCACGATTGCGCTGATTAATTTCCTGCTCAAGAGAAGCAATTGCCTCTTTACGCTCATCGGCTGTCATGTCCTTAATGGACTTAGTGGCTTTTTCATTTTTAACCACGTGCATTTTTCCTGTGTTCTTTTCCATATATGTTATATTTGATGTTTATATTCAGTGATTTCAAAAAGTTTTAGAAAAATGAAACAATATCGTTCCAGTAAGACGCCAATAAGCTTATTAAAATAATTAGCATAACGGATCTACTTAAAATTCTCCAGAGCGATAGCCAACGATAAATTGGATAGTATACTGCCAAAAAAGAATTGGTATCAGGTACACGTTCCATTGATAACGTAACAATTTCGCCTAACCCCATCGAAAGAATGTATTTACTTATAGGAGTAAGCCTATCAATTGCTTTCATTTCAATCATTTTATCATCATCGCCTTTATCGGCTTCTGTGGGGTTCACCACCGTATAAACCCGATATAGCCAATCATGGCGTAAATTGTATTTTGCCCAGTCCGGAGAGTTTCGATGCTTAATAACTTCGCTGCGAAGTATGTAAAAAACTTTTAAGTCGTACCAAATTTTTCTCATATTTCTTCTTGTTTTTCAAAATCACGTACAAGTTGTGGATATTTTTCCAATAAACTTTTCTTTAAGAGTTCGCGACCTTTACGGATGCGAGTTCTTACGGTATTGTGTTTCCACCCTAGTTCAGCAGATATATCCTCGTATTTTTTCTTTTCAATCTCGCGCTTTTCCATTACAATTCGATATGTTTCTGGCAAATTAGAGATTTCGGTAATTGCAAAATCATAAAGGGAATCAATAGCATCAAGATTTTGCGAGTTGCTTTCATATTGCGGTTGGACTGGCGCTACTTTAGAATCCATTTTAATTCCACGTTCTTCCATTGCTTGAATAGAATAATTTCGACGAGTATGCCTTAACATAAGAAGAGCCTCGTTACGAGCAATACGGTAAACCCAGGTACTGAAATTCCAATACGGATCATACATATGAATTTTAGTCCATACTTTTGAAAAGGTATTTGCTAGTGCTTCCTCGCGATCATCAAATGATGGTAGCAAATCGCGAAGGTAATAGTTTACGGTAGGCTTTAGTCGGTAGTAAACTTTGTTGAAATCTGATTCAGATCTCGAGTTGAAAAAATTGATTCCTAATTCTTGTAGCGGTGATTTCGTTTTTGACATATATTTGTTTTTTATTGATAGGATAAAAATAATACATTTTAATTAAAGAAAAAAACTATTTGTGATAAAGTTATTAACACAAATAAGCCAGAGGACTTTGTATCCTCTGGCAATATGCTTTCAAAAACTTAATTGGCTACAGCCTCGTCCTTTTGTGGTTCTTCCACCTCTGGGTTTTCATCGGTAACTTCAACTACCAATTTAGGCATTGCTTCAAAGATATGGGCAACATCGCGATACGCCATTTCTCCCAAGAAGCCAACAACGGCATTTGCCTCAGTTTCCGTATACACGGTAGTTTCTCTCTTAATCAAGCCAGCTACTTGATGTACTTGTGAAAAGCTTAATTTTGATAAAGCTTCCAACGCCATAGCCTTAAACTCAGGCTTTAGTTCAAATTTACGTTCCATTTTTCTTTTATTGTTTTACTTTATATTCACGCGTTAAAAAAAGTTTCAATTGGTATTACAACATTTTTTCTAATTGAATGTGCAACATCCGCCAACTCAAACCCAGGATTTTTTATTTGTTCATCCCAATCCGTAAAGTTATGAAAATCTTTACGATCTGCTTCCAAACGTCTTTCCACCGAATCCGCGTTACCAACTCTTTGGCTCATTCGTTCTCTGCGTATTTCTTCATCTATATTAAAGAAAAACACCAAGGAGTCTGCTCGATCTTTTGGCGTTAAATGGGACAGCCCAGTTGGTGTCATAATAAACACGGAGCCATCTGTATAAAACTGCTCTTTAGTGGTTCCGTAATGCCATCCATTGAATGTAACATACTCATACCATTGATCCGATGCTGCCATCTTATTAAACTGCTCTTCGGAAATAAAGAAATAGTCCTTTCCATCTTCTTCACCTTCTCTTGGCGGCCGTGTAGTATACGAAACTTGATAAGGCATTCGAAGAACCTTTTGCAAAATTTTACGGGCGTGATCTTTACCTGAAGCTCCGTGCCCTACCAGTATTACTCTCTTTTTCATTTTGTTGTATATGGATCAATTAGTAACATACACAGTGCACGAACGCCAACCATAATTGATAACACATCAAGATATGAAAGATGCGTAAAACCAAATGAGTTTTCCATTGTGTTCCAGCCCCAGAATACAAGGAATGATTCCATGCATACTACTGCTAACGCATAAAAAATAGTTTTTGCGGACTCCTGTTTCTTAAAAGAGTCAATTTTCTGTTTTAAGTTGTTTTCCATATATGTTATATTCAAAACAGGAAAAAAGTTTTGCTAAACATACAAAATTACAACAAATGTTGTGGAATGATTTCTTCTTCTAAATTATTTCTTTGCAGAACTGAACGCATGCTTTTCAGTTTTTCCGAATACTTTTTTGTAACATCATTTGGCAAAAAATTGTAAACGCCTTCCGCTATTTGTGCAAGCGGAAGAACCACCAAGCCAAAATCATCTGTATTAATAGTTGCGGTTGGTAAAAAAGAATATGAGCGGTTTTCAAACGCGTCAATCTTTAATACCATAATGCATCCTGCATCGTATTCATCTCGACCCATGTCACTAAATATGCTTCCGAGAGAATACGTAATTGCCTTTCCATCTGCAAAAACCTTGCCTCCTTGAAATTCGTGTGGATGCCCGCCTACTATAATGTCTGCGCCAAAATCTAGCAGTTCTTCTATAAAAACTTTTCGTTCTTCTGTAGGGTTATCAGAATGCTCATCTTCATCACTGCCCTTTCTTTTATGCATTTCAATTACAACAATATCTGAAGACTCTTTTGCCTTTTCAATATCAGATTTTACCAGGTCTTCATCATAAAAACTAATTAAATTCTTGGTTTTACTGGTAGGCGTATAATTTTGAAATGGACCGCTATCCATAATTTTTCCATTAACAGTAGCAGTGTAGCACAAATACGATATTTTATGCCCATTTACACTAATGTTAATTTGCCTTTGAATCTTGGTAGGCTTATTTGTACCCAAGTACGGGATTCGGTATTTTTCTAAAACATCAACTGTGTTTAACAGTCCAGGTAATTCATAATCAAAACAATGGTTATTTGCAGTAAACACTAAATCAAAATGCTTTTTAATAAAGCTTGCAAAAGACTCGTCTGCTGAAAACCTGGGAAAGTTTGTAGTTTGCTTTCCTAAAGTAGTTTCAAGGTTTACTGTTTTGTAATTTAATGTAGATAGCCATCCATTAATAAAAAGAAAAGGATCCTTTTCTGCAACGGTTTTAAGAGCTTTTGAAGTGTTACAAAAAATATCGCCAAAAAAACCGATCCTTGCCGGTATTTTTTGGTTAACAAACGATGTAAAGCTTAAAAAGGACATATTTTTGTTTATTACTTAATTGTACTCTACGGAGCTATTCTTAGTTCATCTAGTGACCATAGAGGTACTTAACGGCATTTGATATAGTTTATCTTATCAAAAAGATTAAAATTGCCTAGATGTATTCTTATTCATCCTCTGGAAGATCCAAACCGGCATCTTTAATTCCTGGCTTAAAATGACTAGTCATATTGTTAAACCCGGACTTTACTATTGCAAATCCTTTATCTCCTGGCTGTGGTTTAACTAAATACTCGGGAGGCGCCCAATTATCTGTATTGGCCTTATCAAACTCCTCAAATGTGGTTGTGTGTTTTTTCTTACTCATGGTTTGTTCGGGGTACACGTTTACGAGTTTCGGAAATAGTTTTGGCTTCTTCTAACTCTTTTTTCTTGGCAATCATTTCATTCTTTTGCATTTCAAGTTTTGCAATTCGAATATCCAAATCATGAATTTGTCTTCCAATTCCATCATTAGCTCGAGAGGCTTCATTTCTTTTTTTCTCCAAATCTTCAATAAGAGCAAGCAGCTCAGAATTTGGCTGAATCTGCTCTTCATTTTTAATTGTTTCCTCTTCGGACACCTGTACTTTTTTTCCAGTTTTCCAATCTTTAAAGTTTGCAAATCGTGACATATACTCTATTTATATTTGCTTTATTTTCTTCTGTTTCCTATTATTATTTCGGCATCAGTGGATGATACCTTAACGTCAACAGTTGCAGCTTCCAGAGCTGCTTGAAACGCTTGCTGCAATTTTGCGTAATCAATAGTACCAGGTTTTTCTGTCTTTGCTACGCCAGGAGCTGCTGCCGCGTTTGGATTATTAGCGTCCTTAATTGCCGCCGTTTTTTGCGCGGCAGGTACATTTCCAGTTACAGCATCGGATGGTTCCATCGTACCGGTATTTCCATCATTCATTCCAAATCCGGCATTAATAGCTTTATTAGCAGTGATAACATTTGCGGAAAACGTTTCAGGGTTTGCTGTGCTTAAGGTAACAATAGATTCTGTCCAGGTGCTAAACGCATTAATAGCGTCGGAATCCATAATCTTAAAGTTTTCAGCAAAGATTTTCATGTCCTTTGCCATTTTTCCAAAAGAGTTTACAAACTTTTCAAACGCGGTAGCGGTCCAGGACAGACGAGTAATTTCATCAGTAAACTGTGCAAGATAAGTTCTCTTCTTGGGATCTTTTACATTTATTTCTAGTGTAGAATAAATTGACTTAAATGGATCTAATTCCTTTTCTTTAATATCAGTAGCAACCTCTGCCAATTCACCTAAACTCTCAGCGTATACTCCAAGTCCTTTACCTACATCTTTTAGGCTGCTTTGAATGTTGGCTTCTTGGGTAAATTTAGCAGCAATTGCAATGTATTTAATGCCTTCACCAATTCCCCAACCAATGTTATTAAGAGTATTGCCAGCGGTCTTTTCAACTTCGACTAATTTTTGTATTGGCTCTATGAATTGCGTTAAGAACGGTCCAATTTCCATTCCATCATCCGCAAGATCAAGTTCATCTAACGCGTCTACAATTGCAGGATCTGCTAAAGCTTTTACCATTCGTGTAATAACATTAATCATATTTGTTATTACCTGATTGACGCTTACAAACTGATCTTCATAATAGATTGGCTTGCCATTTGCATCGTAACCTTTTATCTTCTTAAGCTTATCCGGATTGGAGAAAATATCTAGTGATTCCACAATTCCACCAAGAACTCCACTAACAAGTGGACCGATTGCTTCCATTGATTCGGGATCCCCGTATGGGCCAATGGTTTTGGACGCCTTTGCAAATTCTTGCATTAACTGACCCATTATAGTTCCTAAATTGGAAATTGCAGATAGGCCGTTTATTGGTTCGCCGTAAACTGGACGACCTTGTTTATCATAGCTTTTAATTACTGGAATGGAGGCAAGATTTGCAAGCTGCCCTAAGCCCGCTCCAAAATTTGATACCACTTCTCCCATTGATAGCGCAACTCGCAAACCTTTATCAAAATCGGATTCACCAGTGGAAACACCGTACATCATTTTCATCATGTATCCGCCAAGCGAAAACGGTTCATCGAGTGCAGCGTTTTGCCCAAGAGCAATAAACGGAGCAACCAAACTACCTTCACCGGTTGTACCAAGAATCTTTCCTAAATTGCCGATTGCATCTAATGCATTAATGGTTCCACCAAAAATAGGTTGCCCGTTTTCGTCATACCCAGTAATTAGTGGAGCTTGCGTTAAATTTGCAAATACACCTACACCTTTTGCAATTGCACTTAAGGTTGCTCCAATTTTTCCACTGATAGTTATACCGCGTTCAAAAGGAGAAGAACCAAAATCTGTGCCTATTATCATTTTCAGCCAAGAACCACCTTCTTGTAGTCCTGCCTCTTTTGATAAATTTACAAACGGAGCAATTACACTGCCTGGACCATCAACACTAAGAATATCAAATAGATTCTTGGTTGCATCCAGCATATTAACAGTCTGGCCTTTATCAAAAATAGGCTGACCTCTGTCGTCGTAACCTATTATTTTTGGGGCTTGCGTAAGATTTGAAAATACGCTTAAACCTTGAGCAATTGAACTTAAGGTTTCACCAATACCAGCCGCAGCGCGTATACCTCGATTAAACGGTGATGTACCGAAATTAATTCCAGTCATCATTGAAAGCAGGCTTTCTTCCTGTTGCAGATTTGCGGTATTTGACAAATCCACAAACGGCTGCATTATTTTTGGTAAGTACTCAGTTATATTCTTTAATGCCTGATCAACATTTGCAGTTTGTGTAGTATCATATATCGGTTGACCTTTATCGTCATAACCTTTAATTTTTGGAATGTTCTGAAGATTTGCCCATGATCCAATACCCGAAGCAATACTGCTAAGTGCCGGGCCTAACATCATGGCATTTAATATAGCGAAAGCTAATGCGCCACCAGTTGCTGCCCCTTTAAGAAGCCCTTTGAACGCGCCAACAACTCCACCACTATTAATATCCTCTTGACCTACAAATGCCAGCATGGCATCCCGTATAGTTACAAGATTTGTTTCCAGCTCTTCTCCTATATTTGAGCCAGGCGGCACCAGTTCCATAAACTTATTAATGCCAAATCCTAATGAAAGTATTGCCACTCCAGTAGCACCGATTGCAGCTGCTCCTAAAATAATAAGCGGAGATACCGTACCTGCTAGCGCAAACAAACTACCAACGCCTAAAAGAAGACCTAAGCCTCCAGCCATTACAACTCCACCGCTAACAAAAGATTCCGCGGTAATTGACATTTCTTTACCTTCGCCAGATACTCCGGCATGTTTAGCAACCACACCTAAATAGTAATCAAGTCCAAACCCAAAAACTATAAGAGACAGAGAAGCCGCTGCCATTGATATTGATCCCATCAAAATGGCTTCGGGTATTCCTAATTCAGCCTGCCCGGCAAGAGCAAATATAGTTCCGTATAAGGCAAGGGTTACTGCACCTACTGCAATTACGCCAAGACCAACTAACATGGATCCTACGGTTTCAAAGAATCCTCCAGATATTTTTGTACCGCCTGCAATTCCGCCGCCGCCAACACCAAGAATTCCAGCAATTTGTGTAAGATAAACCGCAAGTCCAAGACCAAATGCAGCAAGTCCAAGACCCATAACACCCACCGTCATTGCGCCTTCTCGTATAGTATTTCCAGCAAGGCCGATTATCCCAAAAACAATTGCTGATACCGATACTATACCAATAGCAGCAAGACCGCCAACTAATGCGTTTGCCCCGTTGCCCGTTAGTATTTCGCCGGCTGCTCTGATACCAATTGCAAGGGAAACTATACCAAGAGCAATTGAAGCCATTCCAATTCCCATCCATGCGGCTGCCTTTGCTCCTTTTTGAATAGTTTCGCCGCCTTTTCCTAATAAGAAAAACAGACCAGCAAAACCAACCATCGTTAATCCAAGAACGGCTAACTGACCACCACTTACTAATTCAAGTGCAAGTGAAGACAACACAATGGAAAGCGTAAACATTCCTATGCCAGTTGCCATGCCAAACAAGGCCTTCTTTCCGTTTACTATTGTCTGTGCAAATTCTTCGCCTCCTAACTTTTCATATATTGAGGTCAGCACTTTTATTGATAGCGCTAATACCGTCAAGGAGATTAAAAGAAATGGCGCGGCTGGAACCAACAAAAGAGTAAACAGCAATCCGCCAACTAAGGCAACCATGCCAACTGCCAACGATACCATACCGCCGCCAATTGATTCTAGTTTTTCTCCTATGGTATTATCAACCTTTATGCCGCCACCAGTACCAGATCCGCCTGCAATTTTTTTGTCAATACTTTTTAATACTGTGAGCTGCTCTTTATTTGTTTCATTCAGACTCTTAAGCTCAGCAAGCATTTCGTTAAAACCGCCAACGCCACCCCCATTTTGAATCTGTGTATTTGGTGCACCTGGAACATTTGGCGAGCCAGGCGCTCCAGCTTTTTTCTCATCTTCCTTTTCCCGGCCCATTTCATTGAGCTTAGCAAGAATTGCTTTTTGCGTACTAAGGATTTCACCGAGAAGAGCGGTATCTCTTGCTGCCATGTATTAACGAGACTTTTTCTATATATCAAAAAAGAAAAAGCTTGGGAGTTCCCCAAGCTTTACTTTGGCATTTTTAAGCCACTACTTAAATTTTTGTACATGCTCTGTTGTTGATTCATAAAGGATCCCATACTTGGTACCGACGCGCCCTGCTGCTCATTTTCCTTTTTCCTTCTTCGGTTTTCCTCTTCTGTCTTATCCTTATGAATTTCAATTAAGGTTTCCGCTCTCCAAAATTCAAGACGGTCCAATTCACTAGGTTGTAGTTTTAGTTGCTTAAGCAAATAATACTCAATCTCAGACCAATTCGTCAAGGATATCTGGAATAAGGAAAAGAGACTTAATCCCTCCTCGAAAGGAAAGCGGTATAGTGCCCTCCTCGCCACTTGCCTTCATGTAGCGAACTTCGGGGTTGATTGAACTCGCCAGCATATTGGTAATCTTATCCATCAACGAGATTTTTTGAATGGACCAGGTAACAGATTCTTGTAGAGCTCTGTCATATTCTCTTTCAGTTAAGCCTCGCCATTCAGCAAGCAAAAACGGAGCATATTTCAAAAATGCTTTATCAAACTGCTGATTTTTTTGAGCCTTTGCTTTCGCATAAGACTTAATAAACGCCATAACACCAAGGCTTGGAAAGTGTAATTCAAATACATCTCCGGATTTCATTTGAAATACAAAGCATTTCTTATCTGAATTGTAGTACTTCATTAATGTATCATCTGGATTGAAGTAATTAATTACGTCTTTTGTAATTTCAACTCTTTCTTCTGTGCCATCTTCGTTTTCAACAGATGTAAACAATTTGTTTTCTCCGTTCTTAAAGGTATAATCACGGATTGCAAAAATAAGATAGAAACGATCAATTTCTTTCAAATCCTTAAAGTTTGCAGGACGACCAGACATACGGATACGGCAGCATTTTTCTACAACGAAATTTAACATATCGTCAATTGCCAATGCATCGTTTTCATCAATGGTAGACCAGTGACGAATTTCCGCAACTGATGCAGATCTGATAGTAATTTCGGTTCCTTCTGGATAAAAGAATCCTTGTGAAGGCAAATTTTGTAATGGAACATTTTTCCATCCAATATCTCCGGCAAGAGGCGATTCCTCCTGGTGCATAAATTTTTGCGCTTTACCAAGACTGGTAATTGCGGGCTCGGGAGCCATTGAAGATTCGGCCTGTTCTACTAAACGGCGTGCTTCATCTTCTGTGTTTGAATTGTGTAGTAAGTCTTGACTCATAAAAATAGATTTGTTATTCTATATAACCAACTTTGAAAAAGTTTTAGTTTTTTGACAAAAAAAGAGGGAACTTTTGGTTCCCTCTTGGTCTGAGTAATAGAATACCCAGAGATGATTTCTTAAAGAATGGTTTCTTCCCAGTAGTCTGCTCTAAGAGTAAAACCTTGAATGCGGTAAATTTCATTATCGCTGTAATCTGATCCAATTGGAGGAAGCGGAGTTACAGGGAATACTGAAGCAAATCTTACTTGACGGTAGATATCACCAGCTTTATTAAAGTAGTTGATAATCATTGGTCCACCAGTGTAGTCTCTCTTTAGACCCATACGACCGGTTTGAGGATCGTAAATTAAATCGGTCCATTTACGAAGAGCCTTGTAAACGTAAGCGGAGTTGTTATCATCAAGGTTGACTTCAAAATCAAGTTTAACCTCTACTGTTGTATCATCAACCATACCACCCGCAAAAGAACGTTTTGCTGATTTGTATTTTTGTTCAATAGTACCAGGTAGCTTGTTGACTTCAATACCATCAACTTTTAGTACTTGTTCCATAACAAGATCCCATCCACCAACTGCGGGTGGAGGGGTAAGAAGGATTTCGAACTGTGCGTGGTACAACGGTTCGTATTTAGCCATCGAGGCTTGCGAATTTCTATAGTGGGGTAAACCTGCCATTGCTTTATGCTTTTATTTTTTCTTTCTCTATTTATTATGCTGCGCTGAATCCACCTGAAGAGATTGCACCAGTCTTCAATATTGTTACACGGTTGATGAACTTTTGCAATCCTCTTGCTGGCTCAAGTCCGATATCAATGATACCAAAGTTTTGGTCAATGATTGCAGGAGTATTGTTAGTTTCATCCATGATAACAGCAAAGTCATAAACACCGCCAGCATTTCTTACAGTGTCAAGGTAGTTCTCAACAATTGTACGGATTTCAAGACGAGTTGATGCGTCGTTGAACTCAAACAAATACTGTGCAAGTACATCTTCTACTGCTTCTTCAATAGTGATTAGCAAATCTCTAACGTGTAAGTTATTAAATGCAGACAATGTCTTTTGATAAGCGGTTTGGTTAGCGAAGATCATTGGTCCGATACCTTTTACAGTAACAATTGGATTGATACCGATTGGCTCAAGATTTTCACGATCTTGCAATAAGAATTCATACTCTAAACCAGCAAATTTTGGATTAGAAATAACTCCTCTTCTTGGACCAGCCACAATTGAATATGGTTGACCATTGATAAACTTACGAACAAAGTTATTTGATACGTCAGCTGCTGGAGGAATGCTCTTATTTTTGTTATTTTCACGGATAATAATGTTTGGTGAGAATACACCAATAAATTTAGCACCGTTATCTTCATCAGGTAGAGTAAAACGGAAGCTTGGACCAAGACTCAAATTACCACCAGTTGCAATATAATCAGTATTAAGAACTGGCTTTGGAATTCCAGCATTTGGATCTGGCAATTCAGTAAATCTTGGATCTGTGCTTTCAACAAATTGTTTAATTGATGGAGCATTCAAGATTGCCATACACTTTTGACGGTTTTTAGCCAATCTTGATAAGATTGATTTTGGACCCATCTGAGGTGCAATACCGCCATTAAATGTATCAATAATGTAACGGAAGGAAATAATATCGCGGCTTGCAAGTGTTTTGCCGATATTGGTGTTTTCAATTACACTATAGATTTTGTCAATTTGTGTATCGGTATTGTTTGGTAAATGATAATCAGTCAATACATATCCGTTTAACAAACTAAATTGTAAACGATCACAGAATTGTTGAATAGGAGTAAACTTAGTAATGGTGTTTGTTACAGTATCAACTGCGGGAACATCCAATACAGTGTATTCATATGTAACAGCGCCAGTAGCTGGATTCACTTTCTTTACCTTTTGAGTTACACGGGTAAGTTTAGGAGTTACGCTGCTATCCACAATCAAATCACCTACATTCAAATTCAAAGAATTTGCATTGCTTACTTGGAATTTCTTTCCGCCGCCATAAAGAGTTCCAATTATTTCTACATTAGAACTGATATTTTTTGCAACAGAAGAATAAACTGCCAAGTCATTTGTTGTTCCAGATCCATCGGCGTATACAATTGAATCTTCATAAGTATTATTCAATTCTGCATAGGTTAAGTTAGCACGGGTTGACAAAGTAGTATCAGTGTACTGAACAACCTTTGTACCTTTTATACCATAAGCAACTTGAGAATAAATGTATTTTTCTCCAGTTGTTGCAGACTTACTCCAGTTCTTAATAATACCCAAGTAATTGTAAGTAGAATTTCCAGAGTAGTATTTAACGCTATCCTCATTAACAAGCAAACCTGTATTTGCAGACTTTGTGATTTTTGAATTGGAATAAGACTCAATATATTGAAGCTTATTGATGTCAACGCCTTCAATGCTAATTAATCCAACGTCAAGTATTCCAGTAAATGAAACACCGGACTGAGTCATTGTAATCTTAATAGTATCTCCAGAAGCCCAAGATGCTGCGCCCCAATCAACATCAGCACCTGTAGCATCTACAAGAACTACATAATTTGTTCCAGCAGAAGGAAACGCTGCAGTATTAATTTCTTTTAGATAAAACGGACCAGATTCAGTAAGATCTTGCGTAACGTTATATGCAGTGGCAGCAATACTGTCCCAACCGGTACCAGGGTTAATAGGCACGCTGCCTGGATTTAGAAGACTTCCAATACCTTCAAAACTGTTTACAGTTACGGTAGGTGTAAATGCAATTGAGATTTCAGATATTCTTGTGTCAGATAATTGAAAAGGCGCGTTGTATCCCTGTGAAGGAACCGAGTTATTTGCATTGATATTTGTTGCATTGCCAGTTACGGCATAATTATCAGCAGTAGCTGTATAGTCAACAGCAAACAATGTAACTTTAATGTCCGCGGGCTGAACATAAGATGAGTAATCATCAATGCTCAAGCCTTTTCCAGCATACCTTGAAAGATAATAAGGAGCTTGTGGAGATAATGTATTAGCAACGTCGTCCTTAACAGTAACGGTTCCACCATTAGATCCTGCAACATAAGATTGAACCTCGTAGTATTTATAGAAACCCGGTGCTTCTACCAAAAGAATATCGTATTGTTGCGGAACGTGAGGTGCACCGTTGGAATCGTCTTTTGGTGTTAAGTCAGTTACTGCAATTTGATTAGCAGCAGAAGGAACCGCGGTAGCGGAACCTGTAAAAATAAAGCTGTCCTCATAGTTTGTTGTGGTATGAAGAGGCGTACTTAACTGTATTTCAATAGAGGTACCAGTATCAATTACGTTTTCAACCTTTACATAGTCACTTGGTTTTTCAGTTTGCAATGTATCTACACCATAAGTAAGAATCAAAGAATTTGAACTTAAATTATCCAAGATATATTGATACTGGCTTGGTAAAAACGTAGTATCACCAGGCTCAGGCTTTGGCAACACCAATACGTTATTAAATTTACCGCTAGCTCCGCCAAAAGGATATGACTTAATAAACGCGTTTGAAGTAGAATTATCAAGATTTTGATAAGTTGTTACATCAATAGAACCAGCAGGATTCAAATCCTCAGCTCCAGTAAATTCAACAATACTCTTAATTGGGGTGTTGTAAGATAAGAAGTCAATTGTATCATCAGTAGTACTGATTAAGGTATTACCAATGGTATCAATTTTATGTAAGCTATTTGCGTAATCTTCAATCTTTGCATTGTTGATTGCAATAAAAGTTCCAGTCAATCCAACAGCAGCATTAACAATAGTTTCAAGGTTTTGGTTTGAACCATTGTTATCTACAAAATCAGGAATGATTGTTCCAGTAAATGCACCTACTAGTGTAATGTTATCCAAAGAAAGGAAAGCATCTAATTGATCAGCCTTAATTCCGCGAGTATCAAAATACTTTGAATAATTAGGATCTTGTGAAAGAACGGCAAGATTTGTCCAATCGCCTTCTACAATGATAAGATCCAAGAAGAAGTCAGACAAAAAGTCGTTGTCATTCATAAAGTCAGGAACATTACCTAAACCATAATAATCCTTTGCAGCAATTTCATATTGACGTGCATTTGTAGATTTTCTAACAAGTACGGACAACGGAGCTTGTGAAAGGTTTACCACTGTCATTAGATAATCACGGTTAACAGGCTTTGCATCCTGTGTTGCAATTACATACTCAGCATCTGGAAACCAAAAACGCTCTTGGTTATAGAATGATGTTACTAATGCGCGGGTTACAGGACCGTTTTCCTCATCAGCCGCCAATGCAAAACTACGATAGTTTGTTGCATCGCCGCCTTCATTAATTGGTTTACTCTTAAGAGGCATTAGGTTCAGTGCAAATACCGGCCCAACAGACAAACATGTCTCAAGTGCACGATGGAAGAAAGATCCACGCTTCTCAAGGAAGGTGTCAATTTCTCCAAAAATTCTGCGACTGGTATTTATGTCTCTTAAAAATACCGGTGCGTTAATAGGACCTATGCGTGAGAAACCAACCACCAAACGAATAGTTTGGGTAGTTACAACGATTCTCTCGGAGGCATCAAATTCGATGGTGTATACACCAGATGCCTTAAATTTATTCAGGTCGAGAGTGATTTTAGCCATTCTTTCTTCTCTTTATTTTATGGATATTCTGAACTATATATCTCACCTTTCCTATCAGATTTTACCAATGCCTCGGCCGTTACCTGATTTGCTAAGATGGATTTTTTGTTGAGCTCTAATTTGCTCTGCCATGTCCCTAACCGCGTACCCTAAACTTTCATCCAGCCCTTTAAGTAGCTGAAACCCTTCTGGCATTTCATCCGCGCCGCCGCCAAGTTCTATGGATTTTTCAATTGCACGTTTAACGCTGTCAGCAGTTTCATCATAAATGTCTTCAACCATATCATAAAAATCTGTAGAGTCAAAGAAACTTACCATATTTACGCATGACATTGCAACATCATCATTTCCAATCTGGGAAGAATAGCTTCCAGCGGAATTAATGCCAAAAGAGGCCAGCTCCACTACCGTACGCTCTTCATTGATAATAACCTTTTTGTTTATTACCAGATTACGCAACTCTCGGCAAAAGATTTCTTTATTGTCTTTTTGCATTTTAACTCCAGGCTTAAGAATTGGAGCACTCATACTGTGTTTTGTATGCAAAAAAGTTTCAGGAAAGAATTCGCGATTTCTACCTACTCTTTCGTAAACAAGATTTCCTTTGAAATTAATTTCCATTATAGCCTTAACGTCCTCTGCATCAAATACGGAAAACATAAGAGTTTCCAACACATTAGCAAGGTCTTCTACGGATACCACATTTGAGCGGTATAAACCAACCTGTTTAAGCCTAAAAAACCCGGTTTCATCCCGCCAATCTTTTAGTTTACGAATCATGGATATTGATTGAGGTTCCAGCTTAAATACATTGATTACGCTAAAATCCCGGCCTACACCGTCTCCAATATCAATAGCAACCGCAAATTTTTCTCCTTTTTGAATTCGGTCCGGCTCAAAATCTGGATGCCATGTCATATCCTTAAACAGCTCGGGATTATTGTAAAAGGCTTCGTGATCCTTGTAAACATACTTCTTGGAAACACGGTTAAGTAGTTCTAATACTCTACCTGGGAGCAACAATCGCGATGACGCCAAGAATTGATTTCCGTATTCCTGGTTAAAGAGTTCTTCGCTACCAAGGTTTGCAATCTCTTGTTTTTTCCATCTGTCATCACGTCCAGGAACCTGCCACCAGTCAACCCGTATCGCCTTATAGCTGTTTTTGCCTTCCAGCGCTCCGGTATACAATTCGTAAAATAGGTTCATACCATTCGGTGTTGACGATATGATAATCCGCGATATTTTGGAAGACGACAGCGTAGGATATATGGATCGATAGAACTGTGTTAAGAAGTTTGGATGGATATGTGCAAACTCATCCGCATATAATAAGTGAATAGTAAATCCGATTGCCGCGGTTTTAGTAGTTGCTTGAGAATATAAACGGCAACCGTTATCAAATCTCATACCTGTAGCCCCTGCTGAAGATACTCCGGGTTTAATGAAAAACGGAAGATTCTTAATGATTGTTTTTACCTTATCCACAATTTCTGTGGTTGTAGCCATTTTGTTAGCTACAATCATTACGTTACGGTCAAAGTGAAAACATAAATACCAGGCAATAAAGATAGATGATGTTACAGTTTTACCAATCTGACGGGATGCAAGCATTACCACAAATCGGTTATCCTGAAAATCCTCTAACATATTTTCCTGGTACGGACGAAGAGTAATTTGCTGTACCCCTTCATCCGTCATAGAATAACAGAATTTATTTGCAAAATAAACTACATCATCAGCACAGCGTGCTAAATCAGCAAGCTCTTCTTTTGTATATTCAAATACAATATTAGGACCTTTATATTGAGGGTTACCTTCAAAAAAGCCGGATGTATCAGAGGGCAACCCCTGTTCCATCTTTTTGAATTCCTCATTAATTCTTTTAGTCGTCCAAACCTTCCCCTTCGCCATATGCTTCGTCTAAATTTATGTCTTCCATTTGGTCCATCCGTCCTTGCGCTCTTTTCTCGGGAACCGCTTGACGCAAAGCCTCTAGCATACCACGAGTTCCACGAGTCTGCATAGGGTTACTGTCTATCTCTTCATGATCAGTATCACTGGTTTCTGCTGCCTTAATTTGATAATCATTCTTAAGGTTTTTGTAATTGTTTTCCATAATGATCATAAACTGGGCAAGGTGTTTAACAATTTCCATCTTTGAACGCTGTAATGATGAGAGCACCTCAAAGGTTCGCGGATGCATATTACCTTCGTCAATTTGCTCCAACAATTTGATAATTGCATGTTCTGCAGTTTTCATTTGGAAAAGCAAATTTGAAACTGTAATGTGATCTACCGCAGTTTTTTGTTTAACATACGGAGTTCTTTCAATAATTTTTTCATCTAAATAAAAGTTAGCCACTGCATTAACAATATCGTCAGCAGAGTCTTCGCATTCAACTTTTACATTTTGATAATCTAATGGACGAATTGCGCGGCTCGGGAGAATATCCGTTGCTTGCGCGGTAAGAGATCTTATTACCTCGGTATCTTCGGAAATTAATTTTTCTAATTCATCTCGGAGCATCATTTGCTCTTTCTTCTCAGGATCAACTTTTCTTGGCATATTATTTGGTTTTGGCAATCCACGGTAAACGAAGTCTTGGTAACGCGTTATCAATTATGATTGCGAGTTGAGCATCTTCTACAATTGCTTCGTTAAGTAGAGTCATTTGTTTTTCAGTGTCATTTTCTAGAGAATCAAATAACCTAATGTTGGTAATTGAAAGCGGAGTACCTATTAATCGATACTTTCTCCAGTCTGCACTTATTGTTGAGTAATCTGCTGCTGTCACTTGTTTTGCTATAGCATATATATTCTCTAAATCAGTTGTGTTCTGCGGTGTAGGATCGTTTTCAATCCATTTGCGTTTCCATATATTGATGGACACCTGTGAATACTCATTTGAAAGGTTAACAAATATTGCGTACCATTCATTTGGAGCAAGAGTTGTTGGCATTACAAAATAATGAACTGTGTTATTCAAAAAGAGCTTAATGTATTTTCCAACTACTAAATCTAATTTCCAACCTTTTGAATTAATTGGATCGTACCCCCAGAATATGTTTTTCTCAAATGTTTGTTCTGCGTAAAAAGATCCAGCCGACTGCCATCCAGAGTGCTGTGCTTGTAAAAAGTTATACACGGCAATAGGAAGGTTTACTCGGTGTACCCCGGAGGCTGGAGATGACACCCATTCTCCATAAAAAAGGATTCCATTAGGCCTACTAAACTTGATGTAATCTCCGGGTTTGTAGTTACGGGAAGCCGCTATGTTAAATTGAACTAAAGCGTATTCTGCATTTGCTGTAACCACTGTAAAATTACTCTGGACTAAATCGCGGTACACTGTATATTTTGGAGTTTCATCCTTAAACCAGGCAAGAAATGCGCGGTTATCGGTTATTCCAAAATCTACATCTGATTTGTATACAACCGCATTTTTTTGTTCGGTTACATCGTAAATGCTGTTTAGATTGTATTGCGAATTAGAAACTACGGTGTAGTAATTTTTAACATCAGCGCTGGTAATAGTTAACGCGTCATCTATAGAATCTCGAATAGGATCATAGGCTCTTGATCCTATCTTTGGATCATACTGTTGCGGCTTGGTAGTTTCCAAAGCCTCGTCCTCTATTTGTTGACCGAATACCTCTTCGGTATCTACTGATATTGAATCCAAAAAGTATCGATGATCTTGTGTTTCGGTACGATTTGATTTTGGCGCGTATTTCATTAGTGCAACTTTCCAGTATACCGGTTTTTGCATAAAGTCACGGAAAAGATAAGAACTCTGTACTTCATAGATCCTATTGGTAATTGGAAAATATACGATGTCTCTTTTCTGAGGTCCTGAGCCTACACCAAAAATATCTTCAAAATAGTCTTTTGGAATGTGGACCTCAAAAGGCATTTCAAAATCCAATCCCATTGCTCCAAAATTAATTTTGTTATCTGGGAATTCATTATTTGGAACCAATACCTTAATACAGCACGGATCATCTACATCGTATAAAGTCCATTCCTTTAGAGTAACATCACGGCCGTTCATTAATGGAATCGCTCTTGCGTATTCTACGCTGTGTCCAAATAATTGATTGACTGTGTAGCTGAGATCTCTAAAAAGAGAAACTGCCGGGTTTACCTGGTACGGCCTAAATGTAAAATTTTCAATTTTTGTAAGAGAAGTAATATTGCCACATTGGCAAGCTGTTGCAATTGGCTTAAAGCCAAGAAATTTGTCTTTAGCAATAGGATCCTGCTCGTACTTAACTCCTATAGCATTAACCATTACTGGCCCGCCGCTAACTAGTGTAACACGAAAATCAATCCACAAATCATTGTTAGGGTCAAGTTTAACATCCACCAAATTTTCATTGGTTAAATCAATCCAAGCAGTTTTAATCTGATTAGTGGTTGACCACCTAAATTCAAGCTTCACATCACCAGCACCGGAATACTCATAATCGTATCCGGTCAACTTGGTGACGTAATTTATAGAATGATTGTAAGAAATTTTAGCAAAGTCTCCAATCTGGCTAAGAGTTGCAAGTACCATCAAATATAGTCTTTTTTGGCGTAACGCCTTTGACTATATATCAGTTTTTCTCTATAAGCGTTTGAAGACTTCTGAGCTCCTCAATAAAAGGATCTCCTAATAATTTGATGGCTTCATCCACGTCTCGACGTGAGCACATATTCTTTTGACAGTAGTACTTTATGGTAGATTCATTAATTGGATTGGCAGCGGCTTTCTTCTCCTTTTCCTTCTTAGTTTTTACCCACATCCAATTAGGAGTCCTACTGAAACGTGTACCTACGGTTTCTGCCCAGTAGGTAACCACGTTTCCAGGATGAATTTTTGTATGGTTAAGAAACTGCGCTGGAACTGGATATTGAATTGCCATCAATCGGTTTACCATAAACATGTGTCGTCCTCTTTCATGCAGAGTAGTTTTAGCAAACTCGTCTCGCTTGGAGAACATTGAGTTTATCATTTCAAATAGTTCCATAATTCTTTTATTCAGTAGCTTTATTTAGTTCTTTATAGAATTTCGCAGACCATAAGTCTAGAGTAAAAAAGAATACCCACCATTCCCAGTGAATGAAACCAGGCAAATTTTGATTAGTAAATGCGGTGTATAACAAAATACCCCATAGCCAAATCATAATAACAACTTGGACAGCAATCCATGTATAGATTGCGATTTTTTTGAATTTATTCATAGTCATTTTTATTTAAGAGTTCAATTTGTTTGCGGCATTCAACAGCGCTTGCCGCACTTTCGTAATTTTCAATGGAAACAAAATAACTTTCGGTTTCCTCTAAATTTTTGATAGCATCATCAATACCTATATCAATAAAGGCCAGTAAATCTGCCTGCATATCTGGGTCTTCGGGTTTTTCAAAAATTTCAAATATAGTAATTAAGGCCAATCCAGGATTCTTTACAAACTGCCAGCATGCATCCAACGAAGTTATGTGTATCATTTCACGATTGTTTTCAAACCATGCATTAAGATACTCCATGCTTTCAAAATCGTCAGCTGATGGAATTTCAATGAATACTCTTTTAGGTAATTTCATATTAACGTCCTCCTAATGCTTTGAATATATCCGCCTCAAAAGTTTTCCCTTCACTGATATACCGAGTGCCTTCCAATAGAGTATGCATATCGTAGGTACGAGCAGAAAGTTTTTTACGTTTACATAGTGCCTCAAAGTGTGGACGGAATTCTTCAATTATTTGAGTAGGAATTACGCGTTCATCCAAATAGACCAACTGTATGTTTCTTTGTAAGTTGTGACGAATAAGATCGACCGGCGGATTTTGCTTTACCGTAGCAGATATAGCGTTTGCAATTTCAGCAGCACGGTTAGGCAAATCCATGATATCTTCTACTGGTTTGACCAGGTTTAGAATTTCCCAGATACGCAAACATTTAGCAGCAGTAATACGGAAAGTTTTGCTGTCCTTTTGCCAAGTAAAAATAGGTGGAACCGCGTCGCCTGCATCTCCCATGATTACCTTTTCAAATACAATGTAAAACGGATCAATTTCGCTTACCTCCACATTATTTAAGGCATCATTAATCAAATCACGGCCATTATTCATGTAGGAACCTGCGTTGAAAATATCAATTTCGTCAGATCCTTTAGACATCCACTTACTGAAATTTTGTGGAGCATAAACTTTACGAGTTTTGGAATTTGGATTGTAGACGAGCACATAATTGGAATTATTGGAATCCACGCATTGCGTTAAGTCCTTGTCACCAGTAATGATAACTGAGTCCATTCCATTATCCATTAAGGCCTTGGACCAGAGAGCCATTAAATCATCGCCTTCCGCTTTTTCCTGACGCGATACAATAAATCCACGAGTCATAAGCACCTTGGCAAAGTCATTCATACACTGGTAAAAATTGTCCCAGTTAACTTTGCTTTCGTCTTTTTCACGGTGACCTTTGTAGGAACCGTCCTGGATCTCAATGTCTTTTCTCCAAGAACGGGAATCAATTGTAAAGATTACATGATCAGGGTTTCCAAATTGACGGATGGCATAAGACATGTCCGTTGCAATTTTACGCATAAACATTGCCTGATCCTTTTCATCTTCAAGTAATTTTCCGCTAGATCCGTAAGATGAAAATACGAAGAGCGATTTGTAGAATAAGTAGTTTCCGTCAAATATTAGTACCATAGTTTTAATTTATATTGCAAATATAACCAAAGTTTTTCAAATAGAAAAATGTATGGCCAATTAGTTATTAACACCCTGCCATTTTTTAACGGCATACTCAATTAATTGATCAAGCCGTTCACGCAATTTTGGCACCCCCTGGATTGATGGGAGATGACCTTGAAATACCTGTTCACGAGCAAGATTGCCTTCACGATCTACATAATACATATAGATTCGTACTCCTACCTTTACAATATCAAATTTTCTGGAATCCAAAAAAGAATACTTCTGTAGGATATAAGCCTTTAGTTCTTTAGTTCGGTTGATCTGCATTGACTTTTGTGAATGGTTTGTTTCGGATATTCTTTGTAAAGTGCTGTCCTTTGGATTCCGCTTTCAAAAAATCACGAAATTCATCAGAGGTGATTCCGGTATAGCAGTATTCTGCTCCGTTATTAAATTCAATAAGAAGAGTTTCTTCATTGTAGTTGTAGGTGGCTGACGCCAACATAGAAGATTCTAATACGTGTTTTTCAATAGTTCCGTTTTCCATTTTTTCTTTAAGTATTTGGTGGTACGCTTTATCATACCGATTTGTAAGTTCGTGATCATTGTAATTCAATACAGCTTTCATAACCGCATCTTTTATTCCACGGTTATGCGCCATCAGTAAAATATCTTCAATGCTTATCATGAGTTGAAAATGATTTGACAATTAAACACCGCAGATAACATAGTTACTGCTGGATCAATTACGTGTACTCTTTGCGCCTGATGATTTGCAACCGTTATGAGTATTTGTGGAATTTTTGCAACCTTATCGGGATGGTTATCGCGAATAAACTCAGGTAATTCAGAACCCAGCGCGGCAAGTACTTCATCTACTTTGCTGCTGTAATTTACCATTAAGAATTTGTAGTTTTCGTAAGCATCCGCAGGTTTAGAAACCAATTCAAACAAATCACGGAATGAGTAATTCAATTTCTTTACATCCTCGGCTTCAATATTGGTTACACCTTGTACCACAAAGGTTTGAATTTTGTTGACAATGGAACGCATATCCGGGAAGTTGCGTTTAACAAATTCGCCCAATGCTTCCTTAGAAATTGTAATACCGGACTTTTGAAAGATTGCATATGCTCGTTTTGCAAATTCCAACATTACTTCTTTTTCTTCTTCTTTAGAAACTGTGTCAAAGTTGATGCAAGTAAAACGAGATTGAACCGGATCTGGAACCTTGTTAATGTAATTACAAGTACCGATAAATCTTGCGGTAGCAGCAAATTTTTCGATAGTAGCACGAAGTGCTTTATAGAACTGGTCAGATGCACCATCCATCTCATCGAGAAGCACTACCTTAAATTGTTCAGCGCCGTCAAGAAGACTAATGGTTGAACACCAATTCGTAATCTTTTCGCGAATAACATCCACTGAACTTTCATCAGAAACGTTGATGTAAAGAGTTGGATAGTTTTTGGCAAGTACTTTTGCCAAGGTTGTTTTACCTAAACCGGGAGGCCCGTAAAACAAATAATTTTGATGTAATTTACCATCACCAATAGCTTTACGAATGCGAGTTGGTAAAATGGTTTGGTCCAAACTTTGTGGACGGTACTTTTCTGTAAAGAGCTCTTGAATCATATTTATTGTATTGTAGTATTTATATTCAGTAAAGTATACTTAGTTCTTGGAAGTTTCTGATGGATATGACCCGTTCCACCATTCATAAACCGAATTGCCGGTACGAAATTTGTAATAGGTTGTGTCCTCGTTTTCGATTGTTTCCAGGATTTCCGTAACTGGTGTGGTTAACCAATAATCATTGGCTGAGTAAGATCTTGCGGTAATAGAACCTACAAGCATTGAGCAGCCAACAGTTGGTTTATAGTCAACTACTTTATCAAGTTTGCCATCCTCTTTCCAAGAGAGGGCTTCGCTACGAGCACCGGAATCCCCGGCGCCATCTGTAATTCTTCTTAAATGAAATGCCATTTCTTTATGTTTTAGTCTATTTGTAATGAGTTTAATTCTTCGGCCAATTCTCGATTGCTTCCCCAGTAAGTTTGTTTTCTTTCAGGGTTTTTCTTCAGGATACGTTCCTTTAACTCTTGACGTTCTCCTCGATAGTAATAGCGTTCTTCAATATCATCTGCCAAGTTTTGTATTTGTTGGTCGCCCGAAACACTAATACGTAAGTCGTACCACTCCCACTTGGTTTTGTAGTCATACATAAAAATGCCACGAGTTAACCTATTTTGAAGATTATGCAATCGGCGGTTACGTACTCTGACAACCGAGTTGTCAGAGCCAAACAGGTGCAAGAAACGTAAAAACCACCTGGGGCACCATGCTGGTCTAGCTTTATAGTCCATAAAAATGACTAATGATTCCATTGCCGCAAACAATGAACCGTTTTCATTCCACGGAATTGAGCCAAGATACCGGTATTTTTCATGAAAATTCTTCGGAAAAAACACAGCACGGATATCTTCCAACTTAACGTCGGATGTATGAATCATGCCTTTACGTCGGCCTTTCCAGAATAGCATACTCTGTGCAAAGTTTTTTGCCCGCTCTTTGAAAGGCTTAGGCTGTGGTGCAAATTTAGAGTTTTTCATAGGACTTGATAGTTTTAGCGATTGCCAAGATTTCATTTACTAAATGAGTGTTTCCACCATCATTTAAGCTGTTAAGAAGAGTGTGTTGTGCAAATATTTCATCGGAGTAATCAAAACCATCAAATGCACCGTAGAGCATGTTGATTACATTGCTTGCATTGCAATTTTCAGTGATGGATAGATCTGAGATGAGATCTAAAATCCTACGACGAGTTGCAGAATCCATTTGATCGTGACGGTTAAATCTTGGTGTGTTCATATAATTTAATTTGATAGTATAAAAATAAAACAAAAAACCCATAGAAAAAAATCTATGGGTCTAAAGTTATTAACAAAATGTTTTACATCATGCCTGCCATTCCAGAGGCTTGTGCTGCGGCTTTCATTGCAGCATCATTTTTAATTTTTTGCTCCTCCTTGTAAGCTTCATTACGATCAATATCATTTTTAGTCAGACCTAAATACTTTTCAATTAAGAACTTAGGATCAAAGTACGGAACGTCTTGCATCATACCGGTAGAATCTGGTTGTTTTTCGTTGATTCCCATCATTGACTGGATAAAGGATGAACGTTTCTCTAATACATCCATTTCCTTCATTTCCTCAAATAGGTTATCGGTAATGTATTTAAGAGCAATTGCAGATTTGAACAATTCATCTTCAGCAAGTTCCGGATGATTAATGCCGATTTGTAAGAACACCGGTTTAACCAGCACTTCTTGGAATACCGAACGTAAACGGTTGATAAAGCGGGCAAACCTTATTTCATCACGAGCCATTCCGTCAGAACTAATACTGAAAGATCCACCATCTTGTGATTTGTCAAAACGGCTAAATGGAATTTTTGAGTCCATCTTTAATTTGTCCTCAAAGTATTTCAACGCATCAGTATCGCTAAGATCATAGCCATCCCCGCCAATCGTTTCAATCTCGGGCTGTTCGCCATTCTTTGACGGGAAGAGATAGTTTTTATAGAACTGCATTGCAGGCTTTCCGTTTACCGTAAGTTCGCCTGAATCATAGTTAAGAGAGATATCTTCCTTATAGATTGCCATCATTTCTGCCAAGCTCTCCTTAGCCTTTTGCGGAGATTTAGTACCAATAGGAACCACCATTTTAAGACGGAAACTACTGTTCATAATGTTCCAAATTACACGGCTGTTTTCCATGATACGCAATAGGTTAAACGAACGAACCAGACGTTCTGCGTAGGAAATACGTCCTGTAAAATTACCTTTGGCATATGAAATGTAAATTACCTGAGAATCAAGGAGTACGCGTTTCATTGAAGGAATATCCTCGTACTGTACCCAGATTTTGCGATAGATATTATCGCCGCTCTTTTCTACGCCAGGACGAAGAGAAGTAGCATCAAGTTCTTTGAAACCAATTACGTTCTTTCCTTCGGGATCATAAATAATTTCAAATGCAAGAAAGCCATCAATCAAAAACTGTCTGAAATAGCCCCATGCATCATGGCCTTCATTAAAGTGAAAGTGAGCATATGTTTTTCGGAAGGTTGCATTAATTTCATTTAAGATCTCTTTAGCATTTTCCGGATCCAAAATACCTTTTAGGAGAGTGGTATCAATTTCTGCAAAGAAATTAGTGTCATCGTATACAATGGCTTCATCTGCCACTGTATCAAGAATGAATTCAATTTCTGGATTCATTGCAAACTTACGAAGATAATCTCTTCTTGACTTATAGTCCTTATCAAAAAATGCAATAAACTTCTTTTGACCAACGTCAGATAACGCAAGGGAATACAGAAACTCTTCGGGTAAGTAACCCTGCAATCCAAACTCGGCTTCGGTAACACCGACTGCTCGAGATTGTTTAACCACCATGTCCTCGTATTTCATGCCGAGTGACGATAGGTTTTTCAAACTTTTGGATATTTGTCCAAATATAGGGTTTGTACCTACTCTATCAATAAATCCTGCCATAGCTTTTTCTTATTTCAAATGTATTTATCTGTTTGTGTATTTTCTCTTTTTTGTTTTTTCTCCGCGTAATATCGGAGGCTGTTTTTTTGCAAGTTCTCTTTTTTGCATAATGTATTCCTGTTGAATTTCCTTTAAGCTTTTTCCTACAATGTCTTTGGTTTGTATAAACGGAATCCATGTCCAATCATCGTATTCTACAATTGAAACTTTTTGCATACGCCCGCCTACTATATAGTTTCTCATTGCAAATTGATAACCTATTTGTCCAGCTCGGTTAAACACATTAAATGATTTTACCACATCTTGCAAAACAAGTATAGCTTTTTTAATAAATGAAACTTCATTGGTTTGCATAGTTTTACTATAAGCCATATTTAAGTCTTCCTTTACCGATTGGTAGTAGTACTCCAAAGTATTTACCCGTGCAATCTCTGGCAAAAAGTTCAAGTTAATTCCAGTGACTATAGTATTTCCGGTAGTTTCCGCGTCCCATTGGCCACAGCAAAGTATGATTGGCTGTTTGTCGTAATAATCCAAAATGTCTTTATACAGTGGATCATATCTAAAGGTATAAATTTTTCCGGGTATAAACCTTTTCATTTTTTTACCGGAAAGCCTCTCAGTTGAATCCAAAAACCCGTCATCCTTAAAAGGATCCTTAAAGTATTTTTTCATAAAGTAGAGATACGCGTTTTTACGCATTTCTACATTATCCTTATTTGATTGATAGCTTTTAGCGGGACTTTCCATTTCCATTAGATCTTTTGAATAAAAACTCCTCAGTTACTATAATGAATTTTTTGTTTGTTATTCTAGCAAATTCTTCGGCAGCTCTAAATTTTGCGCGATTGACCACCCAAGTTTTTGCATTTTCATTATATTCCTTTAGTCGTTTTATAGTGGTTAGGCCTTCTTTCATCATAGGTTGTTTTAATGATTTGGAAGGCTTAATCTCTACCAGGTATTCTATTTGTTCTTCGCCTTTCTGAAGCTTCATATAAAAGTCTACAAAATAACTGTGTTCTTTATTGTCAAGCGGACTAATATACGGAATGGCAATAGGCTCAGAAGACCATGTAAGAATTTCAGGAGTTTCATCGCAATACTTACAAAAATAGTATTCCCATGAAGATCTAAAAATAATTTTGGAAGGATCGCCTATGTATTTTGTAGGGTTTGTTGGTATGTAATAACCCTGACGGTATCTTCCTCTTCTTTGTGGACCATTATGTTTATTAGTCTGTTGCCTCACATTGTATATATGTTATCGTGACTAAGTGATACCTTTTCTCCTGAAGAAAGCGGATGTAATTTTCTCCAGCCTTTTGCAAAACCATTCTTAATCATTTGCGTAAAATATGCAAACGGATCTTTTGATTTTTCTGGATTGTAGCTTCTCCAATAACGAACTACATCCATCATTGCAAATGCAATGCAGTCTTTACGATCTTCCTCATCACGGTATCTTAATTTTTTGGAAGCCTCTTTAGCCATAGTTTGAAACATTGCAACCGCGCGCGGCGTAAGCTCATTTCTTTCTTTTGACTTAATAACCTCCTCTCGTAACTCGGCAGGATTAATGTAGTAATTTGAAGGCGTTTTCTTTACGCGCTTACTTCCGCTTTCTGGGAGTACTCCGACTCCGACTGCAGATTCTGTTTGTAGGTTGTTAGTTCCGTTATGCATTTTTCTAATGATTCCGATGAAAGCGAGGTTCCTTCATCTACCGCGGATTTTAGTTCTTGCAAGTGTGCAATAGTTCCGTCCACCAAATCAAGAATGCTTTGGAGTTTTTCAGTAGTTTCGTCTGGCTTGTTTTCATCTGTTTTAGGATTGTTGTTTATATCCGTTTCAGAATTATATACGCCAGCTTCAAAAAGTTTTACATCGGATTTTTTGACTGAGACTGATTTTTTCCCAGGAAGAATAACCTCCACATTTTCAGTGTCGGATTTTGATGTATAATCGATAGCTTTTACTAAAACCTTTGATCCAGCAGGTAGACCGCCTGCTTCGACTGAAAGGGTTGCGGGAACATAACCTTCCTCTTTTTCTTTAATGGCAACAGTTACGCCATCTCCTTGTGTAATAATTTCCGTGGGGTTACCAGGAACCCCACGTTTTTTCTTAGAAATATCTTTTAAGTCAGTAACTTTTGCTTTATATGAAGATCCCTCTTCATCAACAGTAGTAACAAATTTTCCAGCAGAATCAACTGCTGTGATTGTTACTTTTTTTTTCCTAGCGTGGCTTCATCGCCAACATTAACTCCCATACCTTCAGAAATGGTAGTTGCTGATGTTTGAGCAGCGGAAACTTTTGAATACTCAGCTTTAACGAAAGAGATTTCTTCATCAATTGCAGATATCAAATCCTTGATTTCTTGGCTTTCTCCTATTGAAGCAACAGCAGATTCCAACTTCTGTCTTTGCTCATTCAAATAATTAATTGCTTGAATAAACTCTTCTTTCAAACGATTTGCTTCTTTAATTTGCTTTTCCTCTTCATTTAGCAATTGAGAGAAAGTAGAAGAAATGTCAGTCTTCATATATTCCATAACCAAATTCTTGGTTTGAATTGCAGTGCAATTCTTATAGAATACGTTTTCATTCATCATACGGTTTGACTTATTAATGTAGATGTTTTCGCCTACAAAAAAGATAGAAACCGTTTTAGCTGGATCAACTTTTGATTTGATAGTTTTTACCATATCCATTTCAAAAATTGTATTCCAATTTTCTTTAATAACGAAGATAGCATCGATGTGCTTGCGCTCATTCATCTTGAATACTCCTGAGTTCAAATAAACTTTATGAATATCAGAAGTAGTTACGGCGTGACCATTAATTTTTACTTCAGATTCAGTAACCTCAATGATCTTGTCTCCTGAATAAACCTTAACGTTTCCTTCAGAAACTACGGTGTTATCCCAAGAAAGAATTTCAGCAACTGCCTTAAATGACTCGGGCAATGCATTGATTTCTTCCTCATTTGCAATACTGATAGTATCTTCAAACTTTTTGTAAACTTGTCCTTCTACAATAAAGTATTCGCATGCCTCAGAAAGAACAATAGGAGAGTAAACGCGGTTTACTGTACAGCTATTATCATTAGTAGCAACATGAAATGCTCTTTCAGATTCTGCTAAAAAGTTATGTAAACTCTTAACATGTGGATCAAATAAGAACTGAGAAGCTCTTTCCATTAATCTTACTCTTTCAGAACTTCCACGATTTGTTAGGTAGCTTTCCAACAAATTTGATATAGAAGGAAGCAAATAGCTAGAAGAAGACTTTTTCAAATTTTCTACAATAGAGTAGATTTTGATTTCTTCACGATACTTATCTGCGTTTTCAGTTAAAGCAATTAAACATTCATTAACCGTTGCATCCCAATTAAATGGTGTTAAAGCAGAAATAGCGCTTTCAATTACCATCCATTCAGGTTGCTTAGCCATAGCGGCAACTTTTTCAAATACGTAAGTAAATGCTGGGTGGTTAACAATGCTTGACTCGCGAATAGCAGCAACAGCTTTCTTTACACCGAGGTTATCGAGATTTTCTACTCTCTTTTCAACCATTACCATTGAAACGAACTGCTTTGCAGCTTCATCTTCAACTTTTGAAAGTGATTCTACTAAATCACTAATGACTTCTGATTCCAACATTTGATTCTCCGCAGCAGATACTGAAAAGCTTTGGTTTTTCTGAATCTTGTTGATAGCCTCATTGCATGCTTCAAGAACTGCAGTCGAAGTAGTCTTAGATTGCAAATTCTCAATTCTATTTTGTAGTTTAGACATGTGCCTTTGATTTTATTTTCTTCTAACTATATATCTTTGTCCTTAAAAGATTTTTTGTAATTACTGTATTGTGATGTTTCCTGTGTAGGTAGCGCCTACCAGAGGGTTTTCTGTAAATGTTTGTGTTGCTGGGGCATTTATTTCAATAGTGTTAAAACCAGCATCTATAGATGCAATTTTTGCTCCTTGTGGTATACCTGCTCCTTCAATTGGCTGGCCTACCTGCAAATTCAAAGAGGCCAGGTTTTCGGGTACTGAGATGTTTGGTATTAAATTCTCAATAACGCTAAGGCTTTCCGTTGTATCTGCATAAAATTGAGTAGTTTTTGAAAGAATAGCAAAAACTCTTTCGTTATTTGCGTTTTCAATTTTTAACTCAATTTTATTCAGAGGAGTAGGAGTAAAGTCTGCGCCAACTGCTAGAACATTCGTTCCTACAATAATACCGCCAGACACTGAAGGTGAAATTACCGGAGAAATTGTATTTTGATTAGTTTCATCAAATACCTTTACCTCATCTTCACCATAGTATCCAAGTCCTCCATTAAGTATTACAATCTTATCAACAGAGCCTGTGGAATCAATGATTGCTCTTAAATGTGAAAACTTTCCTGAAGTAGTAGCCACTGTTACCTTTGTGGGCTCCTTTGCTACCTTAACGCCTTGCGAATTAAAAAACGGAACATCCCATACATAGGATCCTGAATTTTGTATGTTCTTTACTATTGGAATCCATTCGGTTGCTCCGGCCATTCTATAAAAAAGATTAATTCTTGTTATAGGACCGGTGTTTGTCCATGTTATAGGAAGTTTTCCTCCTGAGAAATAGGTTTCGTCAGCGGTTGGCGACTTAATAGTTATCCTGGGTAAATTGTATTGCTCATCTGCAATCCATTCAATATTAGGCCCTCCAGGATAATTCATACGGTTTCCGCCAAACCTTTCCGTAGTAGGATCTGTTACCGGGAAATACGTTTCAAGCTCAATAGGAACATTAAAGGATATCTCGGTTTCTGATTGATACGTAAATTCAAATGTCTTTTCAATCCCTTGATCTTCAGGAAACCCTGCTTGGCATGGAATACGAAATCCTCTAAATTCCACTGAAAACACCTGTGTTTTGTAGAAAGTTTCCAATACTGCTTGTTGTATCTTAAAAGCATCAAGAGAAGTGTCCGCCACAATCTTTACCTCAAAATTCATTGTAAGCGGTATTGGATTAATAAATGAATTGTAGGTAAGAACTTCATTACCAACCTGCTTTACGTAATTGCCGCGTATAAAACGGTTAGTAAGCATATTAGTATTAATGGTGCTTGAAGTTAAGGTTACAATTCCACGAGGTATTGGATCAACGTTTCCATCTACCATTTGCTGAGTAACACATTCATTCCATTCTAAGAAGTAGTCTTGTAAAAACCGTTCGTCGCCACCAAAGTTATAGTAAAATGGTACAGTTACTATACTTTTTTGAGTGTCTGAATAAATGTTTTCAAATTGAACCTTGCTGTTTAGCAAATTTACCAAACCAATGATAACCGCTCTTGCGTGTACATTGTCTGTGTTATACTTATGTAGGTAGTTAGATGGCACTATAAAAGGCTTTTTCTATATATCTCACTTTACTGGTTCAATGGTAAGCTCGGAAAACCCGTTCTTTTTTTCAATTTCTACTTTATAGTTAAACAACTCTGTTGGCAGATTACTGTGATTGATTACAAAGGTATGAATACCTAAATCTACCGATGCCCGAGAGAGCACGCCTAAAATATGCCAAATACCATCGCTATCAATGGATGAAAAGATTTCATCCAAGAAGATTAGGTTTAATCCATGAAATTTTATTTTCATAATACGAATGAGAGCAATAATTACTGCAAAATCAATCTTCTTTCTTTCGCCGGTACTTAATTGATCCACCGATACATCATATCCCATGTGCATAAGCTTGACGCTAAAATCCTCTTCAAATGTTACACGGTAGTCAACATTCAGTTCTGCTAAAACTTTACGTATTTCCTGGTTTAGAACTGGTACAATTCTTTTAATTGCAGAAAGCTTAACTCCGCGGTCTCCAAAGATTTCCTCCACTATTTTGTAGAAGTTAATTTTCTTTTCTTCCTCATCACGTTTCTTGGTAGCCACCACTTTTTGGGTTTCGCTTTCCTCAATAATACTCTTTAACGAATTTGTTTGTTCATCTTTAACACTGCCGTCAGATAACAAATCGAGTTCTTTTTGCAAAGCAATTGCTTTTTGCCGAGCTGCTGCTTTCTTAGAAGTTATATCCGTTTTTATTGCATCAATTTTCTTGGAATTTTCTTCCATTTGAGAAAGCGTTTCCTTGATAGTGGTAAGTTCGGATTCAATAGCTTCAATATCTTTTGCGTTTTCTTCCATAAGAGATTTATGAAAGTCAGTATGCAAATCTGAACCGCATGTAGGACAGCAGTCATTTTTATACAGATTGTCCTTTTCTTTCTTTGCGCGAAGCTGATATTGCTTTTCAGTTAATTGCTTGTTCCAGCCTCGAAGAGTTTCTTTTACTCGAGACTCTTTTTCTGCAATTTCTTCAATTTTCTTATCAGCCTCCTTGATGTACTCATGTACTTTTTGAATGCTTTCAATAATTTGCCCTTTTTTCTCTTCATCAGCTGACTTTAGTTTTTCAAATAAAGATTCAAGCTCCCGGCTTGACGTTTCAATTGATCTCTCTAACACAGCAATTTCTGTGCTAATACCGGTGACTCCTTCTTTTATACCTTTAAGATGCTCTTTTACATACCACCGTAAATGACCAAGAATTTCCAGCCCGAAAAGTCTGTCAATAATCTGTCGTTTATCATGCGGACTCATGCCTAAAAAAGACTTAAAGTCATTAATTGAAAGCGAAACAATATTGTTGAAAATATAGTAAGGGATGCCTAAGATTTCTTCTTCCAAAAAGTCTTGCACATTTCGTTTTCCGGCCTGGTCGTACTCTACTCCATTAATAAACACCCGGAAAAAATTAGGTGCTAATCCTCTTTCAATTGTAGCGATTAGGCCAGGCCTTTTTTCTACTACAATTTTTACATACATATTTCCATTGAAGCGATTTGGAATATCCCGGTTCTTTTTGTTATCAAGTTTTCCGTATAGGCCGTACTTAATCACATCCGATATAGTGGATTTTCCTGCGCCATTATGACCAGTGACTACATAAAAAGCGCCGGCCGACCCTTCAAAGGAAATTTTTTGAGTCCTATTTCCATAAGACGCAAAGTTCTTAAATTCTACTGATAGTATTTTCATTCCGCTGATCCTCTACTTAGATTTTGTAGTATTTTATGATAGATTTGAAGTGAGACTTTATTTAACTTTTCTTTAAGACCGTCGTTGTACGGTAAAGACTGAATGTGAGTCTCAATTAATTTTTGAAGATTGATTTCCTCGTTTTCTACAGGAAGGTCATCTACATTTTCTATTTCATCGGTTGTAATAATGTAGTTAATCTTCTTATAGTTTGAAAACGATTCCGTAAACAGAGAAAACGGAAACCAGGAAGACCAGGTAGCATCTACCATAATGTCAACGTAATTGTTTTCAAATATTTGTTGTATGATTTCCATTGGCTGTTCAAGAAGCCATCCCAATTTATATCGAACAAACTTTGGTGAATGATTATTTAGAAATGAGGTTTCCTCAAATGTTTCCAAATCAAGCAACCAAATGTTTTTATCATTTCCGCTATCGCTCCTGGTAAGTTGATACGGGCTACCAAGCATTCTTACATTCTTAAACTGCTGCGCCCAGTGTATATGTCCAGAATAAACCTTTTGAAAGTTTTTGAATGTGTCAACATCATTACCTTCATCGATTTTTTGCATCTTATTAAAAGTAAAACCACGAATATCGGTGTGGCAAAAAACAAGATCTGCAAAATTTGCTGGATCATTTAGCACCTTTGCCTCTTCCTCGTGTCCATCTCTCCACGGCATAATTAAAGCGGTGCGGTTTCCTATTTGAATCTTTTCCGGCTGCTCAAATACCGTAATGTTTGGGTTGTTCTTAAATACTTTCAAGGAATTGATATCATTGCTGCTTTTCATAAAGATATCATGATTGCCAATAAGCATGTACACTGGCATAATCTCTGCAAGGTCTTCAAAAATTGAAATGCCTTTGTTCATTACATAGAGATTAATTGCCTGACGTGAATCAAATACATCTCCGCAGTGTACGATGACATCTCCAGCCCTATAGTGATCCTTGAGAATAGGGATAAAATGATTCCTAAACCAAGATTCAATGTTATCCATCCATTCACGAGAGTTACTTCTGACGCCTAAATGGGTATCACTTATTAACCAAATTCTGTTTGCCTCAATTTTCCTCATTAGAATAATCTATGAATTTTTTTGCGTTTGAAGATTCCGTACTCTTCATCCATTTCCTTTAGAATTATTTCTTTATGCTTGATACTGATTTCCTTGTAGAGAACTTCGTAACTCATTTCCATAAAGTCTGCTACCGCAATAAACTTTTCCATCATTCGCATATCGCGGGTTTGCGAAAGCGTTTCTTCAAAGTAGTAAAACAATTTACAGGATTCGCCTTTTGGTATTTTCTTTAAGGAAACGTACTCTTCGTAAAAAGGAGCCTGCTTAAAGATTTCCAATAGGTATTCTTGCAGTTCAATGTTATTGTAGTCAGAAACTACGTCGAAATTGTCAGGAGTATCAATCCGCATCTTGGGAAACGGTTCGTACTCGATTTCACCGGTGTTATACCGGTTGTTAAAGATTTTGTCTTCTTTTGCCATGTTTTATTCTGATATTATTCCGGTAGTTTCATCCTCAGTAATTCTCATAAAGTCGTAATCAATAAGAAACTTCTTACGGCTATTTTTATGTCCATCATCTCGGTTAGCTAACAGTTTGAGTGTATACTCCCGATTGGCATGCATAATTTCATCCTGTATGATACCAAACATGGCATCCACAGTATGACCAAGCGCAGCTGACTCGGAAATGTTTGTAATGTTTAAGTCAGTCGATCCAAAACCAGAGCGGTTAACCTGGGTTGCGGTAATAATTGCCCAGTCGTTTCTCATTGCCATTGCTCGAAGATCTTCGGCAATTTGCTTGATTTTCATATACATGTTTTCGGTGTTTGGATTTCTCCAGTTCTTAAGAATGTTGATGTAGTCCAAAACTATTACCTTAAACTTTTCGCCTTTCATTTCTTCCATTTTCTTTAGATACTTTTCAATATCGGGAACGCCGGCAGAAGATGTCGGGAATTCTTTTACCCAAAGTTTTCCTGGAATTTTAAGACTGTCATAGCCAACAGAGGTAAGCTTCTTTTTCATACTGTCCTTATCGGTTGCAGATTTTGCGTAATCTCGCATGGAAACTCCAAGAAGATTTGCGCCTAAACGTTTAACCAATTTGCGGTCCCGCATTTCCAACGAAATTACCATTGTATTAAAACCTTGACGAACTGCATTCGCTGCAATATTTGCAAGCCATATTGACTTACCAATTTTCATTTCACCGATAAAACAGAAAAGAGCCTTTG